CTGCTTCCTGAGCTGTACATCTGCTGGGTTGCTACTAAAAACCAACCTTTGTAAGACCGCATCTGGCTTCAAGGAGATAATAGGATCTCCAGAGAGAACGGTTTTCTTAACGTGTACATAATCTGGATTTTGCACAACCAGTTTAGACCATTTCCCATCTTCTTCATTTAGCTCGGCATACGGAAAACAATTGTGTACTGCTATTCCTTGAACACAGTATGAATTATCGTCTTCTACTTCAAAGTTATACAATGGTTCATCTTTTTTTAAAGCAATCATTTTAGTACTAATGATTGGAGTTAAAAGATGTCCATCAGAGGAAAACTTTTGTCTGGGAACATTATTTGGTCTTAATTTTCTACTATTATGTTCATCAATTAGCTTGTTTTGTTTTACGGGATAAAGATCAAACTTATTAAAATAAAACAGTGGAACTTCTATAGTATATATGTTTTTAGTGTTTAAGTGGGACCTATCTGTTTTGTTAATAGAAGCGATAATCCAATTTCTTGCTAGGAGCATTTTTAATTGGTAGGCTAGTTTTCTGGATACTGTGGCCATACATATTCTACCTCTATGAATCCACCCATCTCCATCTATAAATCCATTTATAATCTCCATTTGTTTTTCTGATGGAAGAGACATAATGTCTTCAGACAATACTTTTTGGTCACTATATTGACCACCGTGTTTTAAAATACATTCTGCTTCTTTTATAGTCTCTTGGCGACCAGATTTCAAGGATCTTAAGTATCCGTTTCCATTATTGTTGACCAGTTTTAAATTACAATTACCAAAAACATTTTGATAATAGTTCCACAGACTATTATCATAGTTGGTTATAATTGGAACCTTAACATCTGCTTCACCATTATTCTTACCAAAAGATCCCTCTGCCAGCCATAGTCCAAACATTCTGCACCAATTAGAAGTCAAATCTTTACTATCTTTTACCTCTCTGTTGATTGGCTGTATACAAATATCACCAATAGAAACATTTTCTGCTGAAACCCACTCCCTTTTCCATTTATTTTCACAGGCATAAATGGGGATTTTATTACCATCATATTTTTTAATAAAACTCCTTTTTTTATGTCTTGTTAAATTGCTCGCTTTAATAACATGTATTGGATGATTAGCCGAAACTTCTATTCCAAGCCCACCCCTTATATTAATTTCTAATATTTCCTTATGCTTCCAATTAACAAGTCTCTTTAAAACCTCTTTATATTTACCAGTATGTGTTAAAACATGGTCTCCGACCTCTATTTTATCAGCTCTTTTAATACCATCACTTAAAACTGTTAAATAATTCCGGGCGCTTACGCATTCACCAAGCTTCCAATATTCAAGGGAAATGTCGCCGAGTCCGCCCATAAGATTCATCTCTTCTACCATATCTTCAAAGAACTGAAGTACTCTTTTATCGTGGCACTTCAGATTTAGTTTACTAATTGGATATGTAGCATGGAGCGTAATAGCATTTCTAACTATCGGATGTAACTGAAAAAAGTTTCTACAGTTATGTACAGCAACGCCATCTCCTACTACATATGTGTGATCTTCTTCTACTTCAATATTATAAACTGACCCGACATATTTTTTTGTAGCCACATCTTCAATCCAAGATATAGATTTACCATCAAATATAAATTTACATCCTTTAACATCCCTAGTGTTTATAACATTTGATTTAAAGCGATTATTAAAATCTTTAAAGAAATCCTTGGCATAGGTCCCCGCAAGTCTAATTAAATAATGCGGAGCTACGCTGTATACTTTTCCATTTGTTGGACTAACCATTTCTGTTTGACTGCTATCTTTATATGGTGTTGTAGGATATCCACACTTAAGAAAACAGAACGCTATTTGATCAGCCATGTTTTTAGAGGAAGTTATTCCATTAAACCTAGTTCCTTGTCGTTTAGTTGCTTTACTTTTGTTTCCATCACCATCTGCCCATGCCATTAAAAAATACATAAGGAGTTCAGGATTAGAGTCAACAACATCTTTTGACAGAATTTTTGTTCTTGCCTTTCCGCTACAATGCTTTTGAAAATATGAACATATTAACTTATTATAACCTCTCAGCCTAGTTGACCCCAAATCAGGATTTTCATAGATTTTCATATCATAGTTAAAAAGATTATTGACGATGTCTACTATTTGTTTAGCCAGCTCTTTTTCTTTAATGTTTAAAACAAAACCAAATTCATTTTTGGAAACATATCCTTCAGCAGCATAATATCCTAACAACATCATTTCATCTGTTGAAAATTCGCTTTTATTTTCTTTAGGAATGGGAATATACAACAAATCATGTTTTTCTAATTCGCCAGAAGCAATTCCGTTAAATTTATAAGATACTTCTTTACCACATCGTGTACATGGATTGGTTTTACACCTTCTATTAATATTGCCTCTACATTTTGCGTCAGCCGACTTAACCGCAAAAAACCTGTGATTTTTAGTCGTCGATATATAATTTTGAGAGCCGCGCAATTTAATATTGGAAATATCTTCGTCAACTTCTCTTTGAAACACTGTTGTCACTTTTCTTGCTATACCCTTGGCAGATAATACAATATCTCCCACCTTAATGTTTTTAATTTCTCTTTTAGTTCCATCTGCCATCCATATCATTGTGTCTGGCGCAAAACACCAGGCATTAATTGTAATGCGGTCACGCGGCAAATTGAGATTTGCCATTGTAAATAGCGGACTATATACTTCTGGGGCAAGTCTCTCAACATTTCCGCCAGCACTTGTGCCTGCGGCTCCACCAACAGATCCTACTGACGCAGCGTTTTTTTGAAGTTCGTACATCGCCTCGGCGTCAGCAGTCTTCATAAACGACTCGCTGTGAGCAATGGCACCTACTGCTGTTTGACTTTGTCCTCCGCTGATAACGTTTGCCCTTCTTTTCCTATCATCAAGGGCTTTTTCTCCGGATGGCACCCAGGCACCACGGTTTAAATTCTCAGCATCAGCTGCGGCGTTTGGCTTTGTTTGTATATTTTGGTTTAACTTACTGCCCGCATAACTTGACCCTTCTTTTAAAAATCCCTGTTCGATCTCACTTGATATGACCTCTCTTCTAAGTTCTGTCACATGAGAAACTCTCTTTGGGGCAACTCTTATTTTACTATCGTCTCTTCCGCCTCTTCTTTTTGTCATTTACTACCTCTATATATTTTTAGGGACATACGCAAGGACAGGTCTTGGAAATAGCGTACCTCGTGGCACATTTGGATTTACTTTAAAACCGCGCGTCTTGTCAAACTTATAAGCCAAATAAGCATATATTAAAGCCATAAGTCCATCATTTTGTACCTTACCTTTTATGTATGTCTGATGTGGCTGACCGTATCTCAACACAAGCTTACTCTCCATAGAACAACAGTGTTTTACCAGCCATGCAATCTTTTCATAACTAGCCCAAGGAAATCGTATCTTTCCTTTTCTTAACATATCAAACATTTCACCAATGATTCTATCTTTTTCGACCACAACTTCTAACTCATCTCTGTTATATTTGATCCCACCAGAAACTGAACCAGCACTTCTGACAGTTCTATATTTCTCACCATACTTCTTTTTAAGCTCGTTGGACAAATCTTCCGCAAAACCAATGTCGCCCATAGCACTTCGGACACCATACAAGCGAAAAGCGTTATCGACAAAATCCTTTTTACTATCCAAATCCAACACCTTTAATTTTTCGGCAAACTCTATCTCGAATCTTTCTTCATGATCTACGGACAATATAACTCCGCAAGAAAAAGATTGGCCTCTTTTAATATTATCAACATCGGGCTTACCGCCCCAGTCCATCCCAAGATATACAATTTTCTCACCCTGGCCAATGTGTTTCGACACTGCTCTATCTGGATCTCTACACATGTTATATATTTCTTCAAATGTAATTGGAAGACCTTGACCTGAGTGAAACTCTCCCAAAACTTCGTTGTTGAAAATCATTTCAGAGTTTCTGGTATTATTTTCAGGTTTTTCTCTAATAATTACTTCTTTATAAAACTCAGGAATGAAAAGCTGATTAAAGTGGAACCCCACATACTTAGCATCTTCTTTACCTGGTGTTGGGAGCCACTTACCTCTTTCTACTGCCTCTACTTTATCCTGTTCGTGACCACAGCTTGGACACTTAACAACGTTTTCGTATAGCCAAATGTCATCTTCCCAAGCAGTGGAGCCAGGAGTGTATAAGAGGAAATAGTTTTTACAGTCCGCACACTTCAAATAGTACCTGCGTTGATCTGATTCTTCCCACATTCCATGAAACATAGTTCCTTTTTGCCTGGGAGTTCCAAAATATACCTGTACTCCACCAGGCTGCGGCCCGTGCTGGGCACGCGTCAAACACTTGATGGTCTTTGCTATGGCCACTTCGCTCATATCCTGAACCTCATCGAAGAAGCATACATCAAATGTTCTACCAAGTACTCTTGTTCCTTCATTACCTATAGATTCACACCACAGAGTATTTCCATTTTTGAACTGCTTATATCTCAATGCGTCCGTTGCGTCACGAGCCGAATCCTTTTGCGCAGCTATATATGGCTTGATTTTTCCAGGAGATCTTCCGTCGGTGAAATCTGCTATCTGTATAGACTCCATAATCATTTTTTCCAGCTTATCCTTAGCAAAACTATGCATCATTTCTAGCTGTGGAAACGCATGGATAACTCTGACGGGAGCCACATTATTAACGCCATAAAGACCACTGGCAACCATATGTAACTCCATTGCTGAAGCCATTGTGGTTGCCCCAACCTGTCTACCTTTAACTATAACAATAGGCTTTCCTGCATCAGACATTGCAGAAACAGTTATATGTCGGTAGACATCTGCGATAAATTTCCATCCATTACCCGTAAGCCTAAAAGGTTTCCCATCGAGAGTTAAGAAAGTCTCGGCGAACGTAACGGGGTCAACTTTCATCAACTCTCTTTTTAAAGAATCAAAACTATTTTCTGGTTTCCACTCATCAAGGACATGTTTAGTTTTTAACAAAATTTCTCCAAATAAATATAAAATTCTTCTTTATTATATTTATACCCTTTACTTAAATTATCTTTAACCTTAAGCCATTGGTGGTTTTCCGGGGCAAAGCAAGCCTTTACGTGTAGTAAATTATCAAAGTCAAAGGCAGATAACGGAAAAATGTGATCTATATGATAGTCGGACCTAGCACCTGGACGTGGCCCAAGGTGTTGAATTATATTTTTGTAATCTATATCATATTTTCTAGAAGACATTATTTTACCAGTATTCGAGTATTGAGTAAAGGCTGCGCGCACCCTTTTTCTTAATGTTTCCGTTATATAAAACTTTTCGTTGTTTTTCATTTTATATTTATAGTTACAACACATACACATTGGTCCAGATTCTATCCTTTTCCATACTTCCATAATTCTATGGCACATATGACATTCTTCTAGTGGTGTTTTATAACATATAACACAAATTGGCTTTTTCTCTTTGTTTCTTACGTTAACTTTTCTTATTTCTCCACATATAAAGCATTTTTCTCTTGGCTGTTTATGTTTTGCGTAACACTGTGAACACAACACATCTTCAGAATCATAAATTACTGATATTTTATTACATTTTAAACATTTCTTTTTAGGCTGAGCACAATTCTTATAACATTTTTTACATATCACCAAGCCGTTTAGGTAAGTTTTAACTATGTTTACTTCACCGCAAACACTACATTTTTTGCTGGGCGGCACATAACATTTAGAACATAATTTTTTTCTTAATATTGCTATTTTTCCGCACTTCAAACAAACCTTTTTGGGCGGCCTATAACATTTTCCACAAACTGGAGGATTTTTAGTTTTTAAAGATCTATCTTTTTTACACTTAACACATTGAGTCATAATTAAACAATAGTTGGAGGCTCATTAAATACTTCCTTGTTGCCGTCATCATCATCTGGCTGAATAACAGCCATATACTCGCCGGCATGGTCATCACCATCGTCATCCATCTCTTCTCTATACTCTTTTAAACATTCTTTGATGAAGTTAATTAATTTCTTATCAGTGACATCTATGTTTTCTGGCCTCTCGTTTCGAAGCATAGTTTGTATGGCAGGAACTTCTATATGTCCACCTCGTGTGCGACATACGTTCCTGATAAAAATTTCAAGCTTTGGGTGCTTCTTAAATACTTCTAGATCATCTTTAACTTCCTGTAATTCCTGAGCACGTTTTGATATATGAAAAGAAGCATGTTTCTCTTCCGGATTTTTAGCTAGAGTTTTAATCCGCTCATCAATAGCTTGGGCCGCTTTCACATTGCCTTCAGCATCTAACTCGTCTGCCAAAGCTATAAGACTAAGTATTATAGCTGATTTCTTATCAACCTTCTTCTCAATCTTCTTTTCGGCGTCGGCCAGCTCATCATAATAGTCTCCACCCTCTTCACCTGCAAAGTCCTCAGATTCTTCTAGGTGGTCTTTTGTGATCTCTTTTGCGACTGCCGGATTTTTTGTATGTTCCATCTCCACGACAGTGCCCTTGTCCATCTGCTCTTTATCATATTTCTCATCGGGTTGACCGGCGGCTAGGCCACCTGGGATGTGATCCTTAGCAACCTTCTCAATAGCATCAAGACCAACGCGCTCGCGAAGCTCGCTTACGCAATTCTCCACAGAGTCTACATTGCTCTTGTTCTTGAAAAGATTTTTTATATCGTCAAAGGTGTTTGCGCCCTTTTTAAGCTCGCTATCTGCAAACCCCCTAAGCCAATCTGGCAAGTTTGCTGCGCGTGCATATTCGCGATCATCGCTAATCTTGGTCATTTGTAAAGTTCTCCAAATAGTTTTTAAATTCATCTACATCATATTTAGTACCCTTCGATTACGCATTATATGCCGATTGCCACTCGCCAAATCCTTCGTCGCGAGAAGGATCTTCGCTATCTCCTACTCTCAATCTGTCCTTGAAAATTGGATATCCAAAATCGGCAAGGATGGCGAGAATTTCGAGTTGCTCGCGATCATCCATCTTATACTTCTTGGTGGCCTCAGAATAAAGCTCTTCCATATTTCGTCCACCAGACACTGTTCCGTTAATTAGAGAACCTACAATAGCTCTCTGGAATGGCGTGATAACCATCTGAATTCCATTAAAGTGTGGAGCTGTGGCTTCTTTAGTCATGCCGTCAAGAACATCTTCCCCTCGCCTGCGCTGTTGCCTGCGAGTCTTTCTCATACTTGACATACCATGTAGGGCGTCTTCTAGCTGATCAACGACCGTTTCTATGAACTTTCTAGCTTTATCGAGCCTATCAACGTCCAAAGTACCATCATAGTCGCCTCTGAGAGCATGCGAGCAATGTCCGTCCAATGATTTCCATTGTCCAAGACTTCTTTCCATAAGGGATTGATTTCCCCTAGCTTTGGACATATCAGGAATTCTAGCCATTTCAACCTGGAGAAAATCCATAAATTCCTTTACATCTTTCGTGTTTCTCCACCCTTTTGGCTTTTGATCATCAGCAGGAGCATCTTGTTGCTGTGGCAACGTTACTTTATATTCGTTGTTTGGAGGCTCCACAGGTGCCTCTGGAAATATAGGAAGTTGCTCTTCTTTTTTCTCTGGAATATCAAGCGCCCCCTCTTCTGCGACACAAATAATTTCCCTTTCCAGTTGCTCATTTTCTGCAACAGCGAAGAGTTCTTGTTCTTTACTCATTGTTTAAATCCTCCGTTATACGGACTACTCCGTTACTACCATTTGATAAAATCTTTTTTATACGACTTATAACCCTAGATTGCATTCTAATAAGATTCATGATTTCCTCATCCAGGGCATTTATATAGAAGCTATTAAAGGAACTTACAAGGACCTCTTCCTCGTCAACTTCATATTCTTCATGCTCAATAAGAGCTGGCTTGGCATTAGTGGTCACTATTCTCCTCCGCTATTTGGAATTCCCAAGCTTTGACCATAAGGTGATAAGATCACCAAGTCTTTCTGTCATAAGTTTTTGAGAATTTATTAGATCTGACATTTTATCTAGCACTGCTTTCTGTCCAGATTCAGACTTATCTATAGAATCTTCTAGTTCATTTGATAAAGATTTTAAGGCACTGTCAGCATTTCGAAGCAGAACCAACATTTCGCCAGGAACATACCACTTAGGAACACGATTATCATCATAAACAGAGTGAAGCTCGTCTAAATGCTTAATGAGAGCATTAATATTTTCTAGTTTTCGTGCCTGTTCAACAGTTAAACCAATGGCCACAGGCGCTATATCTTTGCCATTCTTCTTGCTTTTATCAACAAAAAACCCAACTACCTTAATCAATGTCCATACTAAACCCACAAATAAAGCAGTTAACGCCGCACCACCAAGCTCCATGATTTATACTCCTTTTAAATAAGATTCAACAACCTTCATGTCTATAAAATCGTTGATTTTTCTACTTTTTCTATTTTTTGTGTTCGGAACAAACCATTTATATTCATAGCATTTTACGGGACAAAACCCTATTATGTTTAGCAGTTTTTCGCGTTCCTTTCTGGATATGCCAATAATACTTTCGTTATAATGAACACTTAAAATCCCTAAATCCTTTTTAAGCCTATATCTTAAGAATTCTGTTTCATTATATGTAAATCCTTCTGTATGGAGTACACATCCTCCTCCAACTTTATTAATAGATCCATCTCCTATATACCAGTGTAATAAGGCTTTCGGAGTTAAGTGTAAGTTTTGTGGCACTATTTTTATAAATTTTCTATTGCTAAAACCCATCGGCTTTTTAATATTAAAATCTTTATTGATTTTATACCAAACTCTATATATGTTGCCAAGTTCCATTGTATTTAAAGTGGCAAAAGACCAAGTATGGTTATTAGACTTACCACAAGGTTTTCTTCTATAAAGTTTATCACCAACTATGGGAACGCTATTATTCCTAAACAAATCCATTAAATATATGGCCCAATTTTTCTTGTCAAAACCGACAGATTCTCTAAAAGATCCTTGATTTTTATATACTATTAAACCACCATCTCCCAACATTTCACCATCTATAATTTCTACAAGTTCTTTTGATAACACAGTAGATCTTTTCTTTCCCGCTTCTACACAATCTGACATATTTTTGGGCTTTAAGCCCATTTTTTTAAGTCTATAAGCAACCAGATCTTCACTACAATTTAATTTTTCGGCTGTTTGCCTCCTGTTTAGACCCAATTTAAAATAAAAGTCATATACTTGTTCATTTATTATATCATTTCTTCTTGGCATTATAACCACTTATATTCATAACATCTTACTGGGCTTAATCCAATTATGTCTAGCATCTTTGCTTGTTCACGTTTAGTTATGCCTATACAACCTTCTCTAAAATGAGAAGTTAAAATTCCCAAGTCCTCTTTTAATTTAACTCTTAAAAACTCTATTTCACCATATGTAAAACCATTAGTACATAATCTTGCTCCACCATTCTTCTTGTTACTGCCATCCCCAATATACCAATGTAATAAACAAGTTGGCGTTACAGTTATGTCCGTCGGGATTATTTTTATGTATTTGCGGTTCGAAAAAATACGAGACTTCATATGGTCAAAATTTTCATTCTTAATATACCATTTTTTATGTAAATCTCCCAGTTCTATTGTGCTCCTTGTGTTAAATTGCCATCCTGGCTTATCACGCCTATAATAAATGGCATTTTCCTTTATTGGTATGTTATTATCTACAAATATATTATAAATATGAATGAGCCATTCTTTTTTATCGAACCCAACACCTTCAGAAAAATACGCCTGAAATCCTGTTGGAGAATTTAAATGTCCGTCACCTAATAATTCACCATCTAATATATCTAGTAACTTTTTGGACATCGGCACGCTAACCTTCATACCATCGCGCACATGTTCCGACATTGATTTGGGTTTTAAATTAAAACCCATTTTTCTGATTCTACCCCTTATTAAATTTCTATCACAATTTAATATCTTTGATACTTTAGAACAACTTAAATCTTTTGTAAAATAAAGATTAAATACTTGTTTGTCAGTTATATCATCCCTTCTTCTTGGCATTATAATTTCTTCCTTGGATTCCATTTTTCTGCCAATTCGTATGCTTTAGCGGAATCTGTTCTATCGTTTTCATATTTTTGTCTATAATTTGATAGAGTTTGTACTAAAACTAATTGTTCTTCAGTTGTTAGTGGCTCTCCGCTTTCTAATTTTTTATTTATCGGTATCATTTCTTTGTTTTCTGAAACTGCCTGCTTAATAATTTCAATACTATGGCTACCAACTAATGAAAACAACCCTTGGAAAAGATTGCGACTTTCGTTGTTATCTGCGTAGAAACCAAGTGGAAATGCATATAATCCGTCTAATCCTATTCCGCTAAATGTCTGTGCGTATAGCGGACTAGCATTAAAAGTAGGAACGCTCATTCCTGCTCCTGTATCTCCAAAATCACAGTTAACGGCATCCTTTTTCTTTATAATATTAGACGCATATAGACATCTCGCGCCGTCCTTGTAGTGTATATATACTCTTTTATTTGCTAATTCAACCTGTTCTTTTTTATCCTCTTCAACAGACTGAGTAGGACACATATTAGAAACGGAATCTCCAGCATTTTCACATGCAGTTATAATAGGCAGCCCAAATGGGCAACCCCTAACACCATCTTCGTCTTTGCGGATCAGCGCACATTTCTCCATTATTTTCTACCTTTTCTCTTTTTGCGGCGCCCCTTAGACTTTTGTAACAGTTTCCAATAGTTAATAAAGTCTTTAACAGCTTTTGCTGCCGCTCCGCTCAAATCATCGGCGTCTTGACTTTCTCCTCTATATTTTTTCAAATACTCCGTGATTGATTTAAACTTTTTCAAGCCCTCATCTGAGTATAGGTGCGGCTCATCAGGGAACTTGCTAGTATCATCTGGACCTACAGGCACAAAATGTGCTTCTATGATGGTGCTTTTGTCAGGAGAACTCTCATCCAACAATATCTTTGCCTCATCTTTAGTAAGAATTTTAAGCACTTTTTCAATAAGTTCTCTAGCTTTAATACGCTCCTCGTCGGTTGGCGGAATCAACGAATCCACTGTTTCTTCAACGCTTGGAATAAATGGCTCATCTTCTGCTGCCATTTCTGGGGCTTCCATTTGAGCCAAATAATTGTAAAATCTACCTACGGCAGTGTTTGCAATATGTTCTGCCATATTATAGAACAATTTCTTATATTTGCTGTATTTAGGAGTTCCCTTAAACTTAAATAAGCTACGGATCATTGCTTCCATATTGTCTTTTTTAATTTCATAATCTACAAATTGGTCAAGAACCTTAAGATTTATGTCAATGTTATTGTGAATAGTTTGCCACTTGAATTGCTCCGCACTTTTAGCAGAGGCAAGGCTCTCTCTTATATATGTAGTAGCGTTAGCTCTAGCCTTGCGTTTCAAAACATTAGCCCATTTTGTGATGGCAGAATCAATAGTATCTGCAGCCACTTTCTTTTGCATAGAATGTCTTCGCTCAGAAACTTTGCTCCATAGCAAATTCCTTTCTTTTTCTGTATCCTTGCGCCAGACGATCCAATCAGAAATACCACCAGGAAATTTTTTCATAAACTCAGACATGCTGCCATAATATGGAGAATTCTCCCAGCCGCCATAATCCATATTAGTTCTAAATGGATTTGGAGTAGTCCCATCATTGACGGGTTCATAATTCGCACATTTTTTAACATATGCGTTAAACTGAACACACAGTCTAGCCAATCCAACCGAATCGCCAGAGGCATCTAAGGTTTGTGCCAATTTTAACATCCTAGTAAAGGAATTAGACATTTACATCTCCTGACTATCGAGCAGGTGTTGTACCATACGGTTTTTTGCTATTTCCAAAGTCATTAACCTGCTCAAGGGAATTATTGGAAGCAATTTATATTCAGCCAACATATCCAATGCTTTTTTAGCATCGATATTAAGCATTTGATTCACTTGTTTTTTTACATGTGCTAGAGCTAAATCCTTAATTCCACCTCTATATTTTATCATTGCCTCTTCTAGTTTAGGATTTATACTTAAATTAAACTGTAAAGACAACTTTATAGCTCTGAGAATTCTTCTAGCATCATGGCCAATAGTCAATTCTGGGTCAACTGGGGTTTGTAGAATCTTATTCTTTATGTCGCTCATCGCACGGCCAGTCGCATCTATCGGTGTTTTACTTAAATCCATTGGTTGTAAAAGCGTGTTGATTGTGAAATCTCTACTATATAGCTCCCTCTGTATTTTAGTGGGATCGGTTATTCCGATCTCCGAAAGATTCTTTTTAATATCGGGAAGGTTAAAATTGTTTGAAAAATCCAACCTTATGTTTTTAAAATCTACAGATGAATGACCATCATTGTACGCTCTAAAGTGGGCTTCAGGCCACTCTCTACTAACAGCCATCGCCAAAGCAAAAGACCCATTGTCACCTGTCGTGATATCTACATCCTTGATTTCTTCGGCGACACCAAATTCTCTATCTCTTGGTAAACCACCTACAATATAAGGTGTAGATATTCTATGTTCTTTTGCTATTCTGTCTAACGATCTCAGCAGGTCGGATAATTTCATCTATTCTCATAAGCGATAAGACATAATAGCATCCCGATTCAGATAAATTAAATGTCTTGGCTATACTTTTAATCGCAGCTCCATTATTTTTAAGTTTTAAAATTTCATTATTTCTGGCAGTAAATATTCTTTTTTGTATCTTATCTTGTCTGTAAGCCTTCTTTGTTTTAAGAAAGCTATAAAATTTATTTTTCTTTCTATTTAAAGCTAAATCATTTATATCTTTATAAAGCCATACAAATATTTTTTCCGCATAACTAGAGCCTTTCCTTATAATATGTCTACGATTGTCATATGTACACACATTACATTTTATATTCAAACACATATCAATAGCATTACACAGATCATTTATTTGACCTGCCGAGCCAGATGTAATTGAAAAACATAGTTGTAATCTAGATTTGTTCCAACATATTGTGCCATCTCCATCAAAATAGCCTCTTATATAGTGTCTTATCAACGACTTAGGTAATTTTGGCATAGTTATTGTCATAGATTTATTAGGATATATATTAAAATTATTTTTAAGATCTGTGGCCATTAGTTTGGAACAGACCGTGATTCCAACAATGTTTTTCGGCTTTGGACTTATTGGCTGATTTCCTCCAATAGCCGACAAGAATTTTGCCAAATGTTGGGCATCTCTTTTTTGTAAACCAACACCAATCGAGTTTTTGTAAACATTTCCGTCAGCAGCTAAAAACCCGGCCCAATAGCAACTTTCAACAGAAAACTTATTAAAAAACCTTTCATTAAAAAAATATTTTCTGGTGCCGTGCCTGTAATTTATACTATATTTCTTTAATATATTATATACAGTTTTAATATTTATATTATATGTTTTTGCTACATTGAGTGCCGAACAACCAGACATATATTTTTTTATAAGATTTTTTTTGTTGTCGTCATTTAATGTAGCAGTTCTAGATATAATATTATATTCTTTTAATATGTGATATATAACACGTCTATTAATATTAAATTTGAGAGCAATATCGTTAACACAATGGTCGGATCTGTATAGCAAACAAACTTCTTCTTTTTGTTGACTTAAAATCATTATTCTTTAACTTCAAACACTTCTTCTTCTATAGGTTTTTTTTCTGTTAGCTCTTCCAAATCTACATTAGGAGGCGCGGTTTTTTCTTCTTTAAGACCGCCTTTTAGTTTTTCTACAACCTTATTAAGTCTGGTACCCACATATATATTTAATTCTAAAGCCTTCGCGATTGCTTCTCCTAGTTCCGGAAAATGAGAGGCTATGTTCATGGAATCTAGCATCATATCAGCCTTGGCAAGACCACGCACAAAACGCCTCTCGCTGAGTTCTCTACTTAGTGGCTCAAGAACTTCTAGGACATCCTGTACCGTTTTGCCAGAAAATGGGTTGTCGTCATCCTTTGGTTCTTCTATGGGCTCTTGCTCAATAGGCTCCTCTTCTGTTACAGATGGTGGCTCTTCGGATGCTGGCAACTCATCACCGGCACCTGCTGGCGGTTCCATACCTTCCATCTCTTCTGGTGGAGGCATACTTTCTCCACCCATATCACCAAGACCACCTAGCTCTTCCGATGCAAGGTCGGCGTCTGGTTTGCTGTCATATTCACGACCACTTAGTGCCTGATCAATTTGTGAAGCTAGATCTCCAGGAGGTGCGGCAATTTTCTTTAACACCTCAGCTCCCTCCGAAAAACCGCCGCGCTCCCAAATATTGGCAGTACGAATGATACAGTCAGAAATCATGGAAGCAGTATTAACCATCATTACTTCCCGCTTTAAATCTGACAAAGCCTGATGAAGTCTATTATAAGAACTAGTTGTAAGTGCTAAGCGAAACTTATATAGGAGTCTCTCAGCAGCGTTAAATCTACTTATCAGAGCTTCTTTAATGTCTCGCTGAGTCTTCTCTTTCTTTTGTTTTACCGCTTTTGGGGTCAATGTTTCTAGTGGCGGCATAACTCTAGGTGCTAAAGTTGGGACTTCTAAAGGAGCAGCCGTTACTGTGACGCCGTATTTTTCATGGTCTTTGGCTTCATAGTATTTTGACCAAGCTCTAAAATCAAGTTTCTCCATGGGAGTCCATTCCTCCATAATTCTTTTACTAGCATCTTCTCTGCTTTCTCCACCTCTCATTGATGCGTAAATTTCTCCAAGTGCCTTAACCCACTTATTTACATCTCTTCTGGTCTTTGCGTTTGACTCGTGAACGCCCATAGTATTAGGATATGCTAGCTTGTGCTTAAATAATTGTTTAAGGGCCATAAATACTGCTTCTCTAATTTTTGTTAAATCAATGTCATTTGTGCTCTTTAAGTTTTTGAATGATACGGACACTACGTTTTTCCTATCACCAATCTTAGGGTATCCAAATTCATGACACAGATCGTCGCAGAAGTTATCTAAATAGAAAAGCAGGTTCCGCTCCCTGTCATTGCCAACACCCAGGTCTGACATTCTAGCCGCGTCATCATAAACGAGTTGCTGCAGATCAGGTGTCATACCTGTATCGGACATATTCACCATTAGGTCATCAACGTAATTAGTCGCCATTTTCTACTTTAATCTCCTCAATGTGAACTTCAAGAATATTTTTCGTGTTGTCACGCATACTACTCAAACTCTCCTCTTTCTTTGGAGAATATGCTAAGCCATCCATCCTGGCACTAAGTTTATCATAAAACTTAAGAGCTAGAACTGGACTCATTTCACCCATAACTTCTCTAACAGTTTCTCTAATCACTGCCATCTGATCTTCAATGACTGTGATATTTATGTTTGTTTCTGTAGTTCTATCAGCTATTCTGTCAACATATTTGGCCCATTGCTGAATGGTAGTAGTCCAACTGGCAAAATATTTATGCAGATTTGCTTCTTCGTTTATAGAAAGATCTCCGTTTGCAGATTTATTAAATAGATCTTCAACTCTAGCCTTAACCAAAACAAGAAGTTCTCTGAGCTGTTGAGGTATGTCAACGTGTAAATCAATAGCTTCTTGTAGCTTTTCCTGATAAGCTGGTATTCTCTTGAGTTGAGTTTCTTCTTTTTTGATTTCTTTAAGTTCCTTTTTTTCTTTAGCTAAAAGCTTTACTTCTTCAAGAGCTTTGCCTTCTAAACTTAACTTTTCCTTTCTAAATTTTTGTAATGTAGGAACTGAAACCCATAACTTCTTATTATTGGGTTGAAGCTCTCTAATAGCTTTGGCAACTGCTCTAACTCCTTGTCCTTGAGTCAACATTCGCACAATGGTATTTCTATCTGGATGAGACAATATTTTTTTAAAAGAAGACATTAACCACCTAAACCTAAAATGCCCGCACAGATACTCATACACCTGTTGTGTAAAGTTCGAGAACCTATACGGGCGAATAACACTTTTTTCACTTAGTTCATTCTATTCAAAATTGACTGGCGACTATCATATATTCTCATTGGAATGCCACCATAATTTGTTGTAGTTGGGGTTTGTGCCGCCACGCTCCCGCCCGGAACTCTCTGTCCTTGATAATTTTTATATCCCGCCTCATAGTTATATATTCTACCATCAATCGGACATTGATATGTCCGCTCAGATACGCGGAATGTTTGTACTCCAATATGATCGGGACAATATCTTGTTGATAAAGATCCTTCTCGCGGCTGTTGTATGGGCTCCACAACTTCTATTTCTTGTCCTATCTTTCTGGTTCGTGGAATAAAGCCATAATTTGCCATCTTCAATATGGAGCGATCAACCTTACTTGCTAGTTTGTGAAAACCTTTATTATCCAAATAGCTTGCTAGTCGCAACATTTCTTCAGAATCACCGGCACCAGTAGATTTTAAACCTGCTAGAGCACCGGATATAGCTTTGTTCAACCTAAAGATCTTGGCTCTAAGTTGTTTCCTATCATATTCATTCATTTGGGCCATCTGGGACCAATTAAGGAGCGACATTTGCGCTTCTTCTAATTCCTGTAAAACATTCGGTGTCAAAGCTGCTTTCTTGGAGAATTTAGCATGTTGTATTGAACGGGCAATATCATCAACACAATCCGCCAACATATGCTCACCAGCCTCATCTAACTCGCCAGCAATCTTTACAAGTTCCTGTGTAGTAGAAGCTATCACAAGCCCTGGTTTAGCGACCGTCACTACCTGTGTTTTAAATGTGTTGATCAAATTACCAAGTCCAGCAACAGTTTGAGAAACTCTTACCATATGCTGATGAATATCTTTTCTCTCTTTGGGGCTTAAAAAAGAGCGGTTGACTCCGTTTCTTCCACGCACAGGCTCCGAATTAATCTTGCCAATATAGTTTCTTAGATCACCGACATATTTGCTCAATGCGTAATGAGTATGAACTAATCCATTTAAGACGATTTTTAAAGAATTTACTACCTTGGCATCAGCCATCTTTAGTCACCTACCAATACTTTTGCTGTGCTGAAAAATGCACCATCTGGATCGTCAGTCGTTTTATAGGTTGATTTTCTATGATAAACTCCGTTTGCGTCTCTAACCAAAGCATGAGCTGGTAAACCAAACTGCTTATGAATTGGATAAATCGAATTAGGAGATTGTACGAATTGGTCAGCATCGTCAAAGGATTGCTTTAGGCTCTCCCCTGATTTCTTAAGTCCAGCAAGCATTGCGTGATAATCAGCAACTACAGTACGATATGTATCTTCGTCAAAACGATTAGCAATTACTTCAAGAGCTTCATCACAGGTATCAAAATCATTTTCAGAAGCAGAGCGAACCATAGTGTTTTTCAGTTCACTTAGATTCATACTATGAAGAGCACTGTCTCGGCAAACAGCAACATCTATTGTTCCGGCGTCTCGCATTGCGATTGCGTGTATACTTGCTGCGTCAAATTTAGCAACATAATCACCCTTAGCAAATACGGCTGGTAGTAGAGGAGCATTACCATTCATCTCAATAGGAACCTCTATGCTGAATTTTCCTTGTGGAGTATTCAGAATGGCTTCACAAATAAAGCCATCGTGAGTGGCAGAAGCCACTCGGATCTGAGATCCTTTAAATCCCATAGAGCCAAGCTCTGCTATAATCATTCGTTTTGCGAGTCGCACAGTGGCCTGCGGATAACCTACAGCAGCTTCCATTACACTTTCCTCTAGATCGGAGGCAACTACTTTAAGTTCTTTTGGAATAGGTGCTATAGGAATTTCAACATCTCTCATATCATCTTTTTGGTCAGGCAGATTGGCAAAAAGACCTGGTCCTGAAACGCCTTCGCTTCCATTGTCTTGAGGCAGGGTTGACGCCAACTTAGAAAAGTTTTCGTCGGAAACACTTTGTTTATCAGCTTTAATAGCTAGGTCAAGCGATTGTAGTACAGCTGACACGTTAGGAAGGCAATCCTGACGCATAGCAGCTTCTTCTAAATACGCCCCAAGGTTTGTGGCTGTAAGAGTCTCAAATCTATTACCAGCAACAAAAATACTTGGGAACTTGGTTCCTGTGGACTCTGTTGGGATATAGACTCTAACAGCTCCTCGGTTTGTATCGAGATCCGCAGCAAATACTAGGAACCTAGAGTTTCCACCAGCAATCCGAGTTCTCGGATTAACAACGCCAAGAGTCTGTAGTTCATGCTCAACTCTTTGTTTAGCACTCGCAGCGAGCTGTGGATCATACTTGTCAGAGGCAGCTTCAAATAGCTGATCAAATCCGCTCTTTACTTCATGATCAACGCCATAATCAATTGCGTCCTGTGTAGGATCATCTCTAAGTCCATTGATGTATTTCGTGTTTGTAACATCAACTTGACCAGGAAGGTCTGAGACCAGAAGGTCACCCAATACCTCTCTAAATCGAGTCCCACTGGCGTTAAGGCCAACAAGCTCGTTGTAGAGTTTATCTACATCGCCTTGGCTAATTAACGCCCTTGGATCTTTACTACAAACCCGTTCAATTACGCTAGCAACCGATTTGATTACAATATCCTGAGGATGATCCCCAGCTGCCTTTTGTAATCTTTCATTAAGATCGCCAATCACATAGTGTTTGCCCTGCTCTAATTTAGCTAGCAAAAGTTCTGCCTGACTTTTGAGAGCGCCAAAATTAGTCATTTGTTGTTGCCTCCAGTTTATTTTCATCAGAATCTTCATTTATATTTAAAATCTCCAGATATTATCTGGTTTTGTTAGTTAGTTTCGCTTCCAGAGCTGCCAAGACAGGATCATCGGCCAAATCACCAGGCTTTCCGCCCATATCAATTCCGCCAAGAGGATCATCACCAATATCAAGATTTATAGTGGCATCTTCTTTCTTTGTTTTAACCTGCTCAGTCCACTTTTTAGCAAGCTCATTTGGTTGCTGTTTCTTTAATTCCTGCTGCCTCATGTATTTTGTTTGACTTGGAGTTGGATATACTTTGGCCTCACCAGGGACTATAAGAGGCATTGCCAGAATTTGTGGAAGTAGATCAGCAAGCAGCATTTTATCATATCCAGGAATTACAGAAGACTTATCGTCATGAGACATGGTTTTCCACTGCTCAACCTTCTGCTTTTGTTCGGGAGTATAATCTCCAGCATCCTGCTCGTCTTCATACATGCCAAAAATACTCTGTAAAACATCCTTTTTTTCTTTAGGAAGACTCCCAATTAGGGCCTCAACAAATTTCGCATCGGAAGCTAGCTTCCTGAAAATAACGCCCTGAAGAACTTTTCCATCTTCAGGGGTTTCAGCGCCATGATCGGCAGCATCTATGCGTTTGATAGGAACATTTTTATAAGTGATAGTAAAATGGGCACACTTTTTGTCGGCCATCACTGACCAATCCGACTCAACCTCTATCTCATCATCTGGCAAAGAATAAGTGCGTACAAGAAAATCGCCATCATCTGCTGATTGTACTTGCCATAGATCCTCTGCTTCATCTCCCTTTAAACGAAATAGGTCAAACGCTACTCTAATCATTCTATGTTCATTTCCCTGTACAGGAAGATGATTGTTGTCCATCATTTTTGCTATGCCAGAAAAATCTATTCCGAATTTATCCATATTGTCTCCAAGATTTAACTATATGTATTACTTTATTTATTGTTGCTATACTAACATGAAAACTATCAGCTAAATTTCTTTGCGTAATATTTTCAACTTTGTAAATACCAGATCTCATTAAAATATTCTCCAATATCACATAAATATCAATGTATTAATAGAAAATGACAAGTAGATGGTAGACACAACGCACTTGCTGAAAAGAAGAAGAGAACATATCGTATCACTTTAACTATCTAAATGTATGATATATTAGCAGAAAGCGACGTAAATTAATGAAATCATTGAAATGACGCGCCGAGTCGTATGTGAAAATAGGCCGACTACCCCGATTATTTTACTAATACATTAAAACAAAAAAAGACCCTGGAGCGCGGAGCCCCAGGGTCTTGATTAAACTATACGATTTTTATCATCTTTTGCACATTACTGTCATGTTTATATACTACTCTTACCTCGTCAATTTTCTTTTTTTCTTTGCCAACTTGAACATAAAAAAATTTCATGCCGAGCACCTTTGCTATTATAACTGGAATATATTGATCCTCGTTTATATATAGTAGTATATCGCTTGCCGTATTAAATTTAAAAACTTCCTTTCCAGATACTAGCTCTATAATAAGCATTATTATTGGTTTGTTTTCTCCTCAATATATTCAGACTCATCTTCCAAAGCGATTTTAGTCGGATCCATTTCATCCCAAAAAACTTGGAAATCGACTATCTCTATGTGGCCCGATACCACATAACAGTGCTCTTCTTTAATGACTTGACTAGAAATAACGCTCTTTAATGCCTCGCGATCAAAAAAGTGCCAAAACTCTGTAGTACCAAGGTTACCTCGTAACACAAGGGTATAAGCTTCCTTTGTCATTAATTTCCATTCTTTCGGCAGCCACGATATATTATAATATCTGTTGCTCTCGACAAATGATAAGAAACCTTACCATATGTGAACCCCATTCTATCAGCCACCTGTTGATATGTCATCCCACTATTATATAACTGTTTCATTTTTAAAATATTATCCTTTAAGTTCTGCTTTTTCAGATCAATACAGCGTCGGATCTCTATTGCCTTATAATATTTATTTAATTTCCTGATAAGGCAAAAATTAACATCGACGTGTTCGTATAACCACTTAAGTATTGTTTCAGCCCTTTTTCTACTATAATTTATAGTATAATATGTCGTATCATACCCTTTACATTTCGTTAGAGTGATGTTAGCATCTATAGATAACCTCTTGTAAATAACATCTCTTATCCATTCTATCATAGATTTGGCTCCGCCAACGACGCTAATTCCAATACCCTTATCTGGCGTAAAATAAATGCAGCCGTCTCCGTCTACATATCCGCGAATAAAATTTTTTTCTAACTCAATTCCACATATATTGGGTGGTAGAAGAGTTAGAGATTTTTTAGGCGTAATATTATAATATTTCAGCAAATCTAATGTAATTTGTTTTGATCTAATACAAAAACGGGCCGAAGTGCCCCTTATCCTTGCCTTATTGTTTGATTTTAAAAATGCGAAAAATTTATTTAAATGATTAAAATCACCTTTTTGAAGGGCTATTTTTAAAAAATGTTTATAAACACAACCATCTGCGGCGATGAATCCTGCCCAATAACATGCGTTTGTTGTAACATCAGAAAAAGATTTATGGTCAAGGGCATATTTTCTTTTAATGTTATGCTTTGCGCAAAACGCTTGTAGTTTAGATCTTCCACATCCTATGACTTCAGCCGCTCGTTGAAGACTTTTAGTGCTGTTATAAATCTTATTGACTTCAAATATGTTTAATGACTTGGTATGTTTAGCAACAGTCATTCTCCACGCAATGTTTCCATTTTCTTAAGGATTTCCAACACTTTCTCATCTTTAGCACACACCTTCTTCAGTTTTTTAATTGCTCCACCATAACGTTTTTTGCCATTAGCGTAATCTATATTGCCCATCAATAATTTATGTACCGTTGTCTGATGAATGCCGAGTTGTTCCGCTATCTGTATTTGCGTCAAACCTTGAAGTCTAAGCGTAACTACTTCGCACTGCCTCTCGGTTAAATTAGTGCTGATAATACGTAAGACTTCTTTCATTAGCTGTTGTCTCAATTCGTAAAACTTCTCGGAATATTTAGCCAAGTTGAGCTGTGCGCCCAAACTTTCGACCAATGGAAAATCGCTAAGGACAGTGGGGTCCACAGCTATCTCAACAATTTTATACTGGTAGCTGTCAGACTTATTTTTTTTACGAGCCATGCTCCACACCTCTGAAGTTTTATTCCCACAGGGGTTTAATATTGCCATATTTTCCCTTAGAATTTAAAATTGACATAAGTTCTTGAACAGAATGTTCTCTAAAATAATCATCTATGTCACCTACATTATTAGGAAAAGGGTTAGTTGCAGATAAAATAATTCCATCATATTGCTTCTTCTCGACAATATTGTCAGCTCGCTGTTGTGCTTCAACTTCATTGTCAAAGAGTAGTACGATATTATCTGTATACCTTGAAAGAAGAGCAATGTGTCTTGTGGATAAATATTTACCGCATACCGCTACAACATTCTCCATTCCATGTTGATGAGAGGCTATAACATCAAAATAGCCTTCAACCACATATGCTGTACCACTACGCAAAATGCTTTCTCTTGCATAGTTTAAGCCAAAAAGATGATTACTCTTTTTGTATATAGTATTCATATATTTAGGAATGGCCTTCTTTGTTCTGTCAGTCTCTGATAAGAGAGTTCTGCCACCCAACGCTATATAATTTCCATATGTATCTTTAATTGGTATTATAAGATTCTGAGTTTTAAATCTACTATATGAGGCATGATAAATAATGTCTAGTTCTCTAAGTTTTTTAGGATCTTCTATGTCAAATAGCTCTCGCAAATCTTGTGGAAATAGTCCTATTTGAAACTTATCAATGAATTCTTTTGTTATTAGCCTTTTTTCGAGTAGATATGCCATCACCTCCTCATCTCTGAGGAGGTGATTATGGCAAAATCCTGCTACTCGTGCAAAAATCTTACTTGCACTCACTGTATTTATTCCTTTTCTTCTTTTGCTAAATGAAGCTTAAGGCCATGTAAAAATGCATGACTTATCGCAACCTGTGTGCTACAGGTTTTACAGTGTGCCTTACCATCTTCTACAAAAAGCTCTCTGTGCACTTTACATGTTTGGCACAGAGCCTGAAAGGGCTTATTCATCTTGTTACGAAGCACTTGTCCCATGCTACTTAGAGCTTTCTTTGCAAATGGAGTAATGTTCTTAATGGGGTTTCCACATTCCTCACATATAACCTCTCCAGTATCTCTATTTAACTTGGCCTCACTTGTCTGATTACAGCCCTTAGTTGTACAAACTATAAGCATTTCCTATTCCTCCTCTATATTTGACGCGACCACATCGGTCCACGTTTCTATATTTTCTTCTTCATCCAGTTTCTCTGGTACTAAAATTCCAGATTCCTTTGCTTTTACAACTTCACTAAGAATATCGGCGGCTAGATTGTTTTTCTTTATAGCTTCAAAAAAGTTATCTTTTCCAACATATTTTTGGTCGCCGTAAACATATGTACGATTGTTCGGTCTTTCAACTACACCATACTTAATTCCTAATATACCTATTTCCATACATCTATCAACAACGCCCTTGGTATATTGTATTCTGAACTCACACTTTCTTTTAGGTGGAGCTACTTTATTCTTGTCAATTCGAGCCATTACAACATGACCGATCGGCACATCCTTTTCTGCCCCAATTATCTGGGAGTCTTTATTTGCACGCATAGTGAAATGAACCATCATAGAACAATGGTGATTCCATGCTGCTCCACCTGGCGTCTGCTCTGGGTTTCCATAAAGCTGCCCAGGATTTGTGCGAACTTGATTGATTGCGATAAACATAACTCCCGTTTCACTTAGCAAAGGAATAATTTTACGCAACTCAGGTGGCAGGAACCTAGCCATAAGAGCCATGTTACTTTTACCAGATCTACTAGCAACTTCTAGTGGCGGAGCTATTGCGGCCACGCTATCCAATACAATAATGCCTAAGCCCGTTGCGTCAGCTCCACCTCTTTCTTTAACAATATCCAGCAATCCTGGTTTTGCCTTTGGTTTTCCTGGTTCTTTATGTGGCACGCCACACAACTTCTCAAAAATCTCTGCTCCATTATTGGATCTTAGAACCCTAAGTTTTGCGGGACTTGTATCCACCCCAAGCATTTCTGCCCATCTTTTATCAAAGCTACACTCCGCATCAATGAAATACGCCCAATTCTTGGGATCTTTACCTTGCCACTCCTTAATAGCCATTAAGCTCATAAGTGTCTTTCCACTACTTTGCTTGCCAGCATATTGAACTAATCTTCCTCGTGGGTTCCCCCAAAGTCCCAGAATATCATCTAATACATGACTTCCAGAAGATAATGTTTCTATCGCCTCTATTTCTGCCATGCCATCATCGCCATAGAGTTTTTCCATTTGTATCCAAATAGACTCTTGGCTAGTTTGTTTCGCCATCTTCTCCTCCTTTTAAAGTGGTATCAAGCTTTTTTAACAAGCTCTTTTGTTCCACTGTAAGTTTGTTCGGTAGCTTAACATTTATTCGAATAAGGTGGTCGCCGCGATTGTTGAACGGATCTTTCATCCCAGCTCCACGTATTCTAATCATGTTTCCTGGTTGACAAGTAGGTTTTACCTTTAAATTCTTGTCTCCAGATATTGTCTTGACTATTACATCTCCGCCTAACATTGCGGTGAAGATATCAATGGTAACACTACTTTGTATATCCATCATATTTTCTAGTAAAATAAAATCTTTATGCGGCTTAAAAAGCACAATTACATTCAGATTATGTTCTATGGTAAGTACCGTTCCATAGGCTATGCCTGGAGGAATACTTACTGTAATTTGCTTAGAAACTTTTTTGCGACCAACGCCTCCACAATCTGTACATGATGCCACAATTTCTTTCCCAAATCCACGGCACTTTTTACATGTAGTAATCATGCGTACAGCACCCACTTGGCTACCGATTTGTCCAGATCCTTTACAATTCTGACACGGAGTAGCTGGCTTAAACTGAACCCCAGATCCTTGACAAGTGCCGCACTCTAAATTTCCACCTACATCAAGTTTCTTTATACAACCATTAAACGCTTCTTCCATAGAGATAAGAATTTTTCCAGTTCTTATCTCATATCTGTGATGGGTCCTTCTACCAAAAGGACCTGAACTAAAAGCTCTCTTAAACAAATCATCTATATTAATGTTGATCTGTCCAAAATCCTCCATTGGAGGTTTCCAGTTATTATTTTTGAGCGTTTCATATGCGGCAGCTATTTCTTTAAACTTATCTTCAGCATCACCTTTATTATCTTGGTGACGATCTGGATGCCATTTCAAAGCAAGTTCTTTATAAATCTTTTTAATATCTGCTTCTGATGCGTTTGGCTCCAAGCCTAGAATCTCACAAGGATCTTTCATTTTACAGTTTCCTTATATATTATATCCAGAGCACTCGCCCATCCTGTCGCTATGCCATCGCCTTCGTCATAGGTCTCATCTGCTACATTGCCTTTAGTATTTAAAATATTCTCAAATCCAGGTTCTAGCTCGGCTCTAATTATATCTGGTAAGTCAGTCTTTGCGATTTTATTAACCACACTGTCACAATGATTCTTTATAAGCTTTCTAATGGTTTGAACTGGATAAAACTTTACATCTGCGTTAGAGTGTCTATACGCCGACAAGGCTATAATTCTATTAAAAATTGCCAGTGTAGTAATAGTTTTAGCCCCAGATCTTCCTTTCATAAAAAGTAAAATATCTTCTATAGCTATGAGAGTTGGATCAAAATCTTCGCAAATCTTTCCAACTCTTTGATAAACATCATCCAATCTATGTATTAAAGGGTTCTTACTATTAAGCGGCTTCAGATGACCGTGTGCAACCAAGGATGGCTTGTCTCTGGTGATTGTTACAAGCCCCCATCCAACTGTGCTAGAACTACAGTCAAGTCCAAGAACTCTCGTTTTAGCCGTTTTATATCTACGACGAGGAATCTTTACCAACCTCTCTTTTGGTTTTTTCTTCGCCACGTTAATTTACCTCTATATCTTGTTTATAATAGTCATCTAACATGCTAAGAAAAAAGCTGAGTTTATGACCAACAAAACCTATGTCTTTATTATTTTTCTTTTCAAACTTCATACATCTAAATGCTATGTCAGCCATATCATCTTTTCCTTCTTCTGACATAGCATCACTAAAATCTTGCCACGAGCCATTATATAACTGATCTCTTAACGCCGCTAATTGTTCTGGGTATATGTCAACAACCTCAATATCACCAAACATCGAAATATCTAATATGCTGAAATCTAATTGTCTAGTAAACTCTTTAGTAAACTCTTTTATTTCAGATAAACATGCGTGAATTCTTTTAAGATATTTATTTAAAGACTTCACAGATGGCAACACAGTGCCAATTAAGAAAACCATGTTGGGATCATCTTCACCGCCAAACTTTGGCGGCGAACATCCAAATCCATGTCTGTGACCAATATCCATTATTGTAAATACTAGTTTTTGGCTTATATTATCTCTATCGAAAACCACTTTAGCTTCAAGCCTTGGAGGTTTCGAAGACACATATAATACTTTAAAATCTTCCAGCTCAATAACGTCTACGCTAACATCAGCAACAGTATTTTTAGCCATTTTCACCTACGAGAATAACCAGCGGGCTCCGTAGACCGCGTTTAGTATTTGGAGCCCGCTGGTTTTTATTTATTACAGGTCTTCGTCTCCGAAATCGAAAGTGTCGTCTTCGATAGTTGGCTTAACGCCAGCTTCTGTATTAGTGACGGTTTTTGTGCCAACAGCGTACTGTTGACCGGCGGGAGTTGCCCCATTTCCGCCTACCGGCGCACCCATCTTCTCTGCCACTTCCTCAGGCGTAGAAGGCTGGGTAAACTTGGAAATATCCACTCTTTCGAGAAAGTTCTCAACGAGAGTTACTTCTTCTGCGGTTATATCCTTCATTTTCGGACTACCCATAACAGTATAGAGAGGTTGTGTTCCCTTAGGGCCACGCTTGACATTGATATCATATGCCATAATCTCTCCCCAGCTATGCTTAATCATTTCTCCCCAATCTGGAGAAGCGACATAGTCCTTTACACCCTTGTAGATCTGGCTTCCAATCTCAAGGATTTTTGTCTGACCGCTTTTGCGATCAATTACTCCTAAATACCAGCGAGTTTGAGCTTTAACTCCGGACCTGCACAAAGGACAATCGTTAATTGCGCATCGGATTTTACGGTTACTACCGGTTGCATCCTTGGTCCAGTGTACGACGAATTGAAAAGGATTGGTTACAACCCTTACATTATTATTTCCTTCCACTAGATTCATGAAATCATTTGGGCCTGAAACGTCTCCGTCATCCCAGCTTGCTAGCTGTCCATATTTTACTTCGGCCATTTTTGTATCCTCCTAGGATTCCCTTGGTGCTCGTTGCACATAGTCGGGATGTTAAGTTGCGATGTAATTTTGCCAAAACCAACATTTTGACTTCTTCAACGATACATCTAACGCGATCTATATTAATGATATAATTTTAATAATTTCGACTTGTCTTTTTGGTGGCAATAATTTGAAAAAAGGCCAATCATAAAGAAACTTATCATTTTTACTACTATTACACAGCCTACAAACTGGTACTAAATTTCTTTTATTATGTTGCCCACCCTTACTTAATGGTAGAATGTGATCCACTGATCTATTTATCTTTGTTAGTGGAACTCCACAATAAATACACCTCCAATCACATAACTCCATTATATCTTTCCATTCTGCTGTGGAAATCTCGGAACTTCCTATAATTTTTAATCTTCTGGCACGACTATTAGTCGATATATTTGGATTTTTTAAGTAGTATTGCCGCTTTTTCCTAGCAAGTTGTTTTTTATTATTTATATTATACTGTCTGTTTTTTTCAGCAATTTGCTCTTTATGTCCTAAATAATACTGCTTTCCATATTCAGATATCTTTTCTTTATTATCTTCTCTATATTGTGTTTTATACTTAAATATCTTTTCTTTATTATTTTCTCCATATTGCTTTTTGTATTCAGCAATTTGTTTTTTAGTCTGAACCACTTAACGCGGTCTATACATTAAATTTTTAATGTGATCTATATTATTTATCGGTATCATTACCGAACAAACTTCGTTTGTAGCTATCAAATTATCGAGAGCTTTGGTTCTGGGGAAAATATGGGTCAGGTTACAGATCCAAAAGCCTGTTAAGTCAAGCATCCCCGTTGCTGGCGAGCGACCTATATCTACTTTTTTCATAACAATGAAAAAACGCTCTTCTCCCTTAGCCGTTAGCTTTTTCATGGCTATAGCATAGAACGGGGGTTTCTGCTCTATACCGACATGTATATCCATATTAAAATTTTCTACCATTTTCGTTCACCATAAGTTTTTTCATCATCGGAACTTCCAGCAGTTTGTGAAAAACCAGATGCTCTTTGATGTTTATACTCTCCTCTAAGACGTTCTTTCATATATTGATGTGCTTTTAAAAACCAATCGTGCCGATGATCAAAATTCTTTTTTACGACATAAGCTTCATTATATCTGTTTTCAGCATCAATGAAGTCTTGATGGCTTTCTGAATACGCCTCTCTATCACGTACAGTTGTGTAGCCCTGATCTCTGGCAGCTAGAAATAATCTTTGCTTGATTGTATTTCTACTTAACTTAGTTCTAGCCTCTAACAATGTTAAAGTAGATAAAATTTCACTACACCTATCAGCTGCTCTAAGATATCTGGCCGCCAGTTTCTCTGCATTTGGAATATCCAAATTGGCATCTCTGGGCATAGAGTGTGCCAACTCAGTAAACTCCATTATATCAATTGATAATGGATTAAAATTATCCAGATCCAAGGCTTGTCTAAACGTCAGTGCTGCTTCGCTCATCTTTCAAGCTCCTAACCCAACTTTCCATGCGCCTCAAACGCTGGTTGATCATAAGATTTTGCAAAAACAGAATGGCAGCCCAAGCCACTTCTTTACCAAGTGGCGGGCGAATTACTGTAATACAACCCTCTAAATCAACATCAAACATATCGTGGAACATATTTTTACCAGAATATGTTCCATTCGTAAAACTTTTAACAAGTTGGTTATAATATTTAAATTCTTCTTTTGTTATCTCAACTTGCTTGAAATCTATAATTTGAAGCATCAGTCGCTCCTGCGGAAAGATCCTTCGCCACCACCTTCCATGGCCCTTCTTTGTTTAGCCAATCGAGCCACACGCTCTCTTTCCAAGAGGGGGCTGGATGCTCCCTCACTAAAAACAGAATCAACAATCGGCATATCTTCCCCTTCAAAACTAGAGTCCGGGAAAATCTCTGAAGCTTCAGCCTGTAGCTGATCCACCATTTGATACTTATCCCTAACGGCATTCTCCATAATCTGCTCTCTTTCTCGATCAGAGACGCCTTCTGGGACTTGTGGGGCCACGACGTTACCACCTTCTTGCTGCTGCATGGCTCTTTGCATCGTACTTGGAGGAGCCACCTTATGTTGTGATCTTGGAGGATTATGTACTACCGCCTTCGCCGTAATAGTGTCTCTAGCCAGAGCAAGGTCGTACTTAGCTACTATGGCTAAAGCTATTTTGTGAGCCGTATCTTCCCTCACCGGAGCCTCTGCCAAAATAGTTCTTCCAACATCCTCTATAAGGGCCATAGATTCTTCATCCATGATATTGCCACCACAATAAGGGCACTCATTGCGGGCCATGGCATGTTTGAATGTTGAAAGAATGTCGGCCCCACATGATACACACTGCATATTAAATTACCTCTCTACCTACTAATTTAGTTCCTATTAGTAGATTGTCAAGAACTATTTTCCCCATTTGTAAATTATATTATATCCATCTCTTTCTAGGTCTTCAATTCTTGATAAAGTGTTATTATATAATTCTCCAAAAGATTTTTTATTTATAGGATTTATATCTTTTGGATCAAACATTTTTGGGTTGCCGTGCCAAAAATCTCCGAAATATTCGTATATAGTATTACTTTCTGGATCATAGGCGTCCACTATATATCTATGATTATTACACTTTATCATAATTTCTCTATTTTCATATGGAATGCTCAGCTTATCTAACCATCTAGAACCAGAAATAGAAACAGGAGATTTCGCACATTTCGGACATCCATGTTTTTCGCGCGAACTAATAATAGCAGACCACTCATATTTACAGTTTTTACACAACCACCAAACTTTTTTGTGACTTTTCGAGGTAAAATTATCTGGCCCCAATTCATTTTTATTATAATTCCATTCTGTGGCTATATGTGGCAACAGCGCTGCTAGTGAATTAATTCTAGTCGCCACCTTGCCATTACATGCTGGGCAACCACTTCCGCTGTATCTGTGGATTATTCTAGTTTTCCACTTATAACTACACTTATTACATACCCACCAAACCTTTTTATGGCTACCACACATTATTTCTTTTGGGCTTTCACTATTACGTTTATAGTCCCATTCACTGATAAGTTGTGGGTTTTTAAAAGCTAAACAGTTATTATCATTAACTATTTTGCCGGCACACGAAGGGCAACCATTGCCATTAGCCCTGTTTAACACTTTTGCTTGCCATTCGTATTTACAGTTTTTACACAACCACCAGACTGATCTGCCACTTTTTGCGAACGTGTTAGATGGCTTATATTTTTTATTCTTGTTTGGGTGCCACTCTTTTGTTAGTTCTGGATAAACTACTTCTAGACACCTATTTTTATTAGGAAATCTCATAGATAATTTACCCTCCATAAACCTTTTCTAATTTTCTAAGCATTAAGGTCTTAACTCCATTAAAATCGCTTACTTGGCAAGTTGCTCTCAATGGCCTGCCGATTCCAATTACTTTTTTGGCCATTTTGTATTGATCAGGCCACACAGTAAGTTCTGTTTCTGCCCCAGCAGTATCTTCAACCAAATATTTCATCATCATTTGACCAATATATTTACCGGTTTTTATCTTAAATTCTCTCAAGAAAGCCTTAGCGATTACCTCTACAACCACCTGCTGTCTATCTGGAAGCATTCTGAGTCTAGATATTGCCGTAACATTATATCCTGTGAAGAATCCTGGAAACATATCATTTATAGATCCAGAGACAAGCTCTCCCAATACTTCTTGTTCATGTCTCAACATTTCCTGTTTCGACCATTCTTGTCCTGGTATACTGGCTGGGAAATCTTCAAGAGCCATTTCCTCAGACTGATACCCATCTTTTTTAAGGCTCTTTTTCAAAAAGACATTCATCTTGTCTCTTACTTTTTTACCCTCATCATGGACACCCTTGCGAGAAAGATGAAAGGAATCAAAGCAGCCGGCCTTGGCCAGAACCTCTAGCTTCGTTTTATTAACGATTCTAGCATTAACTCTAAACAAAAAGTCTTTAAATGATGAGAATGGCTGATTTTCTATCAACTGCTCAAGAGCTTTAACTCCCATGCCTTTAACGGCAGCTAGGCCCATTACAATAGTTTGCTCATCTAAGACTTCATAGCCAGCGCTACTTTTATTGATGTCTGGTGGAACAATCTTAATTCCCAAACGCCTACATTCCGCCTTGGCCATATTTATCTCATCTTCTCTATTGAGACCACCCTTAGAAGTTTTGACCTTCAAATAGGCTGCTAAGAAGGCTGCAGGGTAATAACACTTAAGATATGCTGTTATATACCCATTAATCGAATAGAACACCGCATGAGAGTTGGCAGACACCACTCCACCATCTAAAATATAATTGTGGTTTTTATCATCAATTTCCACATAATAAGTATCGTGTAAGCCCAAATTTTCAACAGTTTGTATAGTAGTATAATTTTCTTCAGCCTGTTTTCTATACAAAGTGGTTCTAGGATGCCAATCTTGCTCTCCGCTAAAAAACCGCTCTAATCTAATACGCTTGCGAGGTAAAAACATCATAGGTTTTTCATAAAAATATTCATATATCTTTTTAACATCATTTTTTGCTCTAAACCAAAGAGAATAAGAATTGCCACTCTTTAATACGCCTACATCAAATAATCCATGAATATTGCTATGTAAGTGATCTTTAATGATTTTTAGCATATTATAAGGACCCCTGAACCCCAAATTAACTCTAGGTCCCTTATAGTTGTGTACACACACACTTCCATCTCCATCAAAATATCCCAACAAAAAGTGTTTAAAAAGATGGTCAGGTATGTTGTGTAAATTAATAGGTTCAGTATTTTTATTTCTAGGTATCCCTAGTTTTTGTAAATTATGGGCCAACTCCATAGAGTTAACTGTCGCAATCATAGTTCTGGAATTATCTCTATATCTGCTACGCAATTGCCAATTTTCAATACCCAAAAATTCATATAATTTTACCAAATGTTTGAAATCATGGGTAGATATTTCAACGCCAAGTTTTGTTTTAGATACAGAACCATCGGCAGCTATGAAACCAAACCAGTAGGCGGCAACTTCGTTATCAATTTTATCAAACATAAATTTCGGTTTTGTATAAGAATTATAACTTTTTTGAACAGTTTTATATAAAGATCCATAGCCGTTTTTATTTTTAATCCAATCTACGTTATTAACTGGAACCTTTTTAATCGGCAATGCTTTGCTAACTATCTCTGATAACTCTTTATATCCAAAAGGAGTTAAAAATTTATGATTAGGGGTAACATTAACGATTCCCCCATCTTCAAATACTATCTTCCATACCTCCATTTTACGATCCGTTTTACCTATTTCTTTTATTTTCGTGACAATATTTTTTTCAGTATCTTTGTTTAAAGATAAAACCTCGTCCCCTTTTTTAAGCTGCCTTAACGACTTCCAACCAGACTCTGTTAGTAAAAAGTTCAATGATTTCAGGCACTTATTGAATCCATATCCTGAAAATTTCTCTACCACTTTATCCCACACTTCTTTAGAAGCTTCGTAGTCAGTGCCATGTTTCTTCATCATTCCCTCGATGAAGTCAACTTCTAATTGTAGAGCTAGTTTTGGATCTTTACCTTTTAGTTTCGTAAGTTTACGCAGTCCGTCTGCTTTGTTGAGGTCCCATCCTGCTACATCTTTGGCAACATCCATAAGTTGCTCTTCCATAATACATAAACCATATGTATGTGCTACACTCCTCTTCAAACTAGGATGTAGATACTCCACTTTTTTAACGCCAAATCTACGATCGATATATTCTTGTCTTTCATGTTTAGATGACGGCCTACCAAGGGCATTTATGGCAGCAATATCCAAGATATTATTAGGACGAATTTTTTTACAAAGTGACACCATCATACTAGACTTTCCTAGTTGGAACACACATTTTGTATGACCCTGTTGAATCATCTTATATGTTTCTTTATCATCAAGAGGAATATTCTCCATATGTTTAGGAGCATTTTTAATTCCTAATCTACGGACATTTTTCAAAGCCTCATCGATAATATCTAAGGTAGAAATAGCTAAAAAGTCCATTTTAACCAAGCCGTTAGCTTCACAACGGTTTTTTTCATATTGTACAGCTATTGTACCATTTTTATCAATGCGTAATGGCGCAAACTCAACAATGGGGACATCAGATACTACCATTCCTGCGGCGTGGGTAGAATACTCTTTTGGCATTCCAATGATTCTAGTAGCGTGTTCTATAAGCTCTGGTGCCAACTCCGCAAATTCTCGCAATTTAGGCGACGCTTCAAGAGACTTCACAATAGATCTTTCATTTTCAGGGATAAGATTCTTAATAGTTTCTGCCACTCTAACCGAATTCTTGTATCTTTCATCATCTGTATTGCCCTTAATTAAATTGGGCAAAACGCTTCGCATAGATCTAATAAGATCTGGGATGACAGTCTTAGGTGTATATGTATTGATGTTCGATACTTGGGCACAATGAGCATGTCCATATTTGTTTCTAACATATTCTTGAACAGCATCTCTACCCACGGAAGTGAAATCCGTATCAATATCTGGTAAATCTGTTTTATATGCGTTTTGAAACCTCTCGAATAAAAGGTTGTATTCAATTGGGTCTACGCCATGAATACCTAATAAATATGCGACCATGCAGCCCCCTACACTATTATGTGCCGCAAAATTTTGAGTAATATAAGAGTGGTCTTCATTTACTTTAATATCATAAACTTTATCGTGCCCTGCAACTTCAGTTATTTGCTTAACTTTAGTAAAATATCCATTATCTTGTGTGAACCTCGCTGTTTTGTTGGTTTCTAGTCCAGTAAAATGCAGTGCATAGGATTTTTGATGATTTACTATTTTGCCATTATATAAACTAGTCTTGGGTTGAGTTATGACAACAGACGAAGGAATTTTCAGATATAAGAGTGCTTCTTTGATCTCTAATACCAATGCTAAACTAACTGTTCTGATAATTTCTACACCTTGTTTAGTAGTATGTCCATCAGCATGTTTATAGCCCAGCATAAGGGCTAGTAAATTTTCTTTGCTCAGATTTCTAAAATTACACAAGTGTTTCGTAAACGAACTGTTTTGATAATTTTTAAATATACTTTTAAACAAGTTAACCAATATTTTATCAAATATTTGGATTTGGACAGCATTTTCTTTTTTATTGTAGACCTCACTTTTAAAGCCTAGATTTGAAAAGTATGATGTTATCCTTTTAATGCCATAAATATCTTTTTTATGTAAAGAAAAACCTATATAGTAAGAATTTCCATGTTCTGAAATAAAACCGTCTCCAATCCATCTCCCTAAAACATAAAACCAATCTTTATCTTGAAGAATAAATCTTTCATATGTGCGTTTTTCTACATTTTTTCGGTTTTTCCAATCGTCAAAGGAAACTTCTCCTAAATAAGTAACTATTTTTTCAATAGAGTGCGGCGACGCTTTAGTTTTCCCATTTTTTATGTTGCTAACAGTTTTAATTTGAAGCCCAGTATGTTGCGAAACCTGTATAATAGAATACTTATTTGATAATTTTATATTTTTAGAAATATTAGTATTAGAAACTTTATATCTTATTCTACTATTTTGTGTAAAATCGGCTAAATCGATAGGAGCCGTTGGCCTTATTTCTCTGGTTGGCCAAGGCATAAAAAGCAAGTTTCCTAATTTTAACTCATCTGCGCGAATCCATTCGGGATCCTCATTAACATTGCGTGTACCAAATAACTCATGATTTTTAGTAAAAACAAGGTCATTGAACTGAAAATCTGTTTTAACACGCAGCAAATGTTCTTCTGGCAAACAATTATATTCAAATGTGTTGGAAACACTAGATATTCTTCCAGTATGTGTGTAGACCTCGTCACCAATATTAATTTTATCTATGTTTACAAACCCGTTTGAAGTTAAAATCTTTGTTTCTTTAATCGTACAGCCACGACCCACGCCAACCAAAATGCCATGTTCTTTAGCCCATTTAATAAAATCTGCCGTAACCAACATATAAGAAGAGAAATTGTTTCCTTCAAGGATCTTCAATTCCTTTTTAACTCGTTCCCACCTCTCCTTTTTTTTGTCTGGCTCCATATGGCTAAACTTTTCCTTAAAGCCTTGTATCACTTTATAGCGCATGTACTTCATATCTAAAGACATTTTCTCTGGCATCTTTACAGTTTTACACCATTTTATAAATACATCTGCATCTGGTTCTTCGCGAGGATTAAATATTGGTAAGTGATTACCAATAGTCTCCATGTAATCAGGTGGATCACATTGGTTGGAAATGTCGACAGTACTACGTAATGCTAGGTCAGCAACGGTAGACCCGTGATGTTTTTCTATAAACCTATATACTTCATCCCCGCCTTTAAAATAGAACTCATCTGATCTATCTATTCTATAGCCATATCTTTCAGGATCATCAACACGCTTTTTAGCATTTATAGCCATAAGAATATCATGAGTCTTGTCCCATTTACTTGTCATGTAGTGAGTATCTACTCCAACTACGATTGAAATGCCTAGTTTCTGACCAAGATTTATGAGCTGTTTGTTGAGAAAAACTTGATCTATATAATCATCTTTCAACGCATGTGGTTGGATTTCCATATAAAATCTATCACCAAAGATTTTCTGTAATCTCTGAGCAATTTCAGTGGCTCTATCATAATCTCCATTATAGATTGGCTCAGCTAATATGCCACCACTACATGCGGTAGTAACAATTAAACCTTCTGAATATTTCTCTAATACATCCCAACTTATTCTTGGGAAAACTCTTCCCATGCTGACCACATGATGTTGAAACCCTATATAATTTAATTTAAGCAGGTTTTTATAGCCCACTTCGTTTTGGGCCAAGACAATCATATGCTTTCTTTTTTCGGTTTTCTTTCTCTTTATTTTAGCATTTGGATCTATTGGCAAGTAATCATACGAATGTACAAAATATATTTCGCACCCTGGAATAAATTTCACTCCAGTTCTTTTATATGCCTTAAAAGCATCATAATGGCAGGCAAGTGTGCCGTGATCTGTAATAGCCAAAGATTTTTGACCCATTTCTTTAGCGGCATTAAACAAATCGTCTACATCTGCCAAGGAATCGAGCATCGACCCAAGATTTGAGTGACAATGAATATTAACAAATTCTCTAAACATTTATTTCCTCTTATTCAGTTGCTCTACATATTTGATAAGAGCCGTTTCAAACACAGCCAAAAACTGTGCTTTGTTAGGCTTTTTTAAGGCAAACCTGACTTCCTTTAACCTTTTTACTCCTGTTATAGCAAAGTCGGGATTCTCTATTTTAAGCAGGCAAGTCTTATTAAACGAAAAAGCTGGTTTGCCCATATGTGCTAGACATGCTATTATTTCGTTACCCAGTTTAACTGGTAGTCTATATACATATGCATTGTGTCCACAAGAACAATTTTTTGGAGATCTTTTAACGATTCCAAGCTTTTTTAACTTTTTATCCATTTTGTATTAATCTGGTCTCTGCATAGTTAATTCAACGTCCTGGTTCTCTCCAGAATGGATACCCAAGGCTCGGACCAGATCTCCATCCCCTTCGTTATCTCTTCCAGCTTCTAATACCACTTTAATCTTATCTTGCTTCACAGTAAAATTACTAACAGTTAATTCATGTGCGCTAGTCGTCACAGCTGTATGTGAGTTTCTTAATGACGCACTTATCGTCGATGAGTCAGCCGCCGTCGCATGGAGTTCTAGTGACTCTAAAACGTCTGAGATGTCGCCGTCTCCAGCTCTAATATCATCCTTACTTGCTTCTAATACTACTTTCACGCTATCTTGCTTAACCGTAAAAGTAGCAATGCCAAATCCTTGTACTACTCGTGTTGCCATTTTTTCACCTCTATCCTAGTGGGTTTTCGGGAATTTCATAAGTATCATCAGCTTCCACCGATACTTCTTCTCCCTTAATTGTTATATGAGCCTGCGATAAAATCATGTCCATTACTTTCTTATGTTTCAAAATGCCGAACACAGCATCCAACATCCCCTCTTCTCGTAGTTTCTTTTGTAGTATAAGCTTGCTCACACCTTTAAGCTCAGCTTCTTTTTCTAGCAGACCATCAAACTCTTCCTGTGTTACTCTAATTCCTGGCTCCGCATCATATACAGCATCTAGTATGAATGTTCTTTTTACATTTCTTACTGCCATTTTCTTTATATGTTCAAGTATCTGAGCATCTGGACTTTCCATATTGAGCTGGGCAAGCATATATTTTTCTTCATCATCAACCCAACTAAGGGGAACCTCAAAAGCATGTAGATCGAGAAGCTTATCAACTATAATTTCTTTTAACGACTCCTGTTCTTTCTTGGAGGCTTCTTGCTCGGCACGCTCTTTAAACACCTTCATTAGATCTTCGAGTGAAGGAGCCTGCATTCTTTCAACAAATTCTTCATCTGTAGGATCCGTCACAGTTATAATAGAGTTGATGGCAACGTGTACATCTGCCTCTACACCCGCATGTTCTTTAAGTTGCTCTGGAAGAGTAATTTTCTCTATGAGAGAATCGCCAGCTTTTCTACCAACAAGGTTTTCACCAAAAGGTGGTTCCTGTCCAGCACGGATCTCAAACTTGTGATCGTCGCCAGAAGATATCACCTCTTCTCCTACTTGTACTGAGAACGTTACTGAAACAATAGATTCTAGAGCTACTATATCTGCTTCAACTTCGGTCACATGTTGCCTTTTCGCATCTGTCACATAAGCTTCGATGATTTGATCTCTATCTACTGTTTCTTTTTCAAGTTGAAGACCAACATATCCAGTTGGCGCAATAGATGGCTTGATTTCCAAAGTGATGTCACATGAAAAAGTACCATCTATGTGGAACTCTGCATCGTCTACTTTCGGTTCATTTAAAGCATGAAACTTGTTTTCATAACAGGCATGTAGATATCCCTCTTGAGAAAGCATACTTGACGCCGCTTTTTCTATATCTTCTTTACAATATGTTTCAACCAGAGCTTTTGGAGCCCTTCCACGTCTAAAACCTTTAATTGATGTTTTTTTACTAACGGACGCGGCGGCCTTATCAAAAGCCATCTTCACAGCATCTGTATCAAAAGTTATGTGTATTTTTCTGTTAAGACCCTCCAATTCTTCGACAGTAGCAACATGGTGCCATTCTTGTACTTCTTCTCGTATATCTTCTGCCACCACTTCTTTTTTAACCTCGCCAAGAGGCTTTGGCAAATGTTTGCCGGTTCTCTTCTTAGTTTTGCTTCTCTTCTTAACCATCATTGCTCCTTAAAAATTTGGCCTGTTTTATTTCGGGCTAACTCAGCTCTTTTCCTCCAAGAGTCCCAAAATAAAGAATCTGAATCTCCAGTCATCTCTTCGTTGAGAATTCTATTTATAATACTTTGTAATATCATAGACCTAAGTCTGATTATTCTTTGTATGGGCGCATGTGTCGGATGTCCTGACATAATCAAAGCTTCTACTTTCACCTTATCTCCAGGAATTAATATAGAGTCTTTAGAAAGCCTAATAGACTGCCAATCATAAGAGTTCACGCTGTTAACATGATTGTAGTACCTATCCGATGTTTTATAAATACTATATATCTTTACCATTCTTGGTGTATGTGAACTTGTCTTTGATCGTACCCGCGTTTTGTTTGCTATGCGACCGTTACTATCAACGCTGGACACAAAAGTTATTTTAGGACCACCTGAAAATTTTGGCCGGCAACAAAACCAACTTAAATCTTTTAAGTCTTTAGTATTTGGATCTATTTTATGTAGCTTATGGATGTTATTTTCTATCATCTTAAACCACTCTTGTAGAAACGAGAAGTGTATAGCAGCCTCAGAACCTCTATGCGTGTTGGTCATTTTCTTAGTGGTTTGACCAGGATAGCGAGCCTTTTCTTTTTCGGTCATATTTCTTTGATAAGAGGACCAACCGAAAAAATATCTATCTGCATCACGTCTATATCTCATCATCCAAGAAATTGCTGCCTTATAAAATAGCCAAGTCATGAAACCTGAAGAAGATTTCTTATTGGTTCTAGACATTTGTATGATAACTTCACCTATCAATAAATTCAGACGTTGAGCAGAAACAATCTTACTAGATGGATCATCTTCTGATGTGGTTAAGTTATCCTTAAAAGTTCCAAGGCTCCGCTTATCTTGATTAATCCAAGAATCTAGCTTATTAATCTCTCTCTTCATCCAAATAGAAATACTTGGTAATCCAGTCAGATGACCGGATTTACCCTTGAAGCCAGATTTCATTCCGAGTGCTGACTTCGGAGTAAAATTAGTGTCGCAGAACGGACATGTCAAGGGCAAATTGTACAGCGTTTCTGGTGGCTCTTTAAAAGATTGAGTATCCTTAGTTAAAGAAAACTTTTTAAGTGCCCCACTTAGTTTATATCTACTTGGATCGAATGTACTATAATCTACACAGGTTAGGGGCACAAATTTTCCTTCGCATTTGTCATTAGGACATATACAGGTGACACCTATAAAATAAGAAAAACTATTTGCTTTCTGGCTCAACTTTTCAGTCTGTGCGGCTTCTATAAAATTTCCCTGAGCTTTAAGGTTACATACATTTAATAACAGGTTTTTTTCTAAATCCTTACATCTTGGACACTCGTACTGTTTATCAGAGTGCCACACTAATGGAGTTTTATAACTTATGACCTTATTAGAGGCCAAGCAATATGGGCAGGCTAGTACAGATACAAATTTATATCCAAGGTCATTTCCAACTTCGCGGATGGTCTCGTTCTTTATAGACTCTATTATATATCCGCCTGGTTTTTTAAGAAAACTTGTTTTGGCTCTCCACTTCCCAGTTAAATAAACTTCTAGTGATGAACCAACTTTCTTAGAGACCTTAACTATACGAGACTTACCAAAGGTCGTGTTCTCGATACCTCCCACAATCTTAGCATCTCTTTTGTCTTGTGTCGTAAATAATGGAAACAAAACAGAACGATGTATTGAAGAACGCCACTTTACTCTGTCAAACCAAGTTTTCCCAAAAAGTAAAACAGCATTGGGAAGGATCCAGTTATTGTATAAGTCAGTATTTGATAATATAGTTTCCCAGTTATCTGGATCTCCAATAATACGATTAAACTCATCCACAGAATCTATTTTGTCAAACACTTTCATGTTCAACACTTTCTGCGGGACGGGCCAACTGCCGTTATTTGGTGAAGTTTGTTCTATAGCCCTTGCCTTTTCCTCTTCAAAAAGGAGTTCTTCCGGTTCAAGATCGGCAGCATGTTTGGCGAGCCAGTCTTTAATTTGCTCGTCTGTCATTTATACCTTCCTTGCTTCCTTTAACTTTCTTCTTATGGCGCGTGTAAGGCCCCATGGAGTAAAATTTTCGTCTTTCGCAACATCGGCTATCAAGTCGCCACTAACGAAAATGCGTAGCATAATGCTCTTCCATCTATCATCCCAACTCTTTGTGCGTTGCTCAAGTTCAATTTTAAAGTCCGGATTTGGACAGAAATCAGCTTCATCGTATATTATCGCAAATTCTGTTCTGCCTCGAATACTTTTGCGACATCCATCAATGGCCCTATTTCTTCCTACGGTCCATAAAAAAGTAGATAGTTTTGCCCCATATTTTGGGTCATATTTTACTATAGCTTCTAACATAGCAAAAGAAATATCTTGCTTCAAATCTTCGAGATCCCATCTGGCGGCGACAGACCAACTACAATTGTCGCGCGCAAGCATAGATATATGAACTTCCATTTCTTGAAACACTTCAGCAAACCCGGTCCCATCTGATGTATCTATATAAACAATTTTATCATTCACGGCCACATTTCCAGCAAACCGCCCTTTTTTAGTATTAATAGTTTTCAAGTGTTCTTACCAGGTGTTAAGACACGGACTTTTAAAATCACACCAATCGCATAGCCTAGTAGGCTTTGCTATCCATCTTTCTTCATCCGTGATGCGCTGGGCATATTCAACGAGGGATTTCTTTTCTTTTAAGACATCTTCCTTATTGAAGTCGTAAGAGATTAGCATTCCGCCAAATCTCATCATAACATATGAACCTCTAAATTTATCTACGTCAGGATATTGATCTAAGAGGTAGATGCCGTATGTTCTAAGCTGAAAAGGTTCCATATACTTTGGGTTCTTATTAGTTTTGTAATCTTTAATATGAAAGGTTCCGTCTTCATCCATGTCAAGTCTGTCAACATAACCCCTTACACTAAATTCTTTGGAAAGAGGTATGTTAAAGTCTGCTTCGAGACTAATTATCTCTGATCCAATTCCGTCAGACTCCATTCGTTTAAGGTAATCTGCCAAAAGATCTCTAGCTTCGACTAGCACGGACTGTACGATGGAGACGCCTCTTTCTTTTTTCATAGCTTGGCGCTGCTTTTGGAAAGACTCTTTCATCATTTTCTTCAAATTTAAAGAGCCCCTATCCTTATCTATTTTAAAATTTTCATGAAAATATTCTAGTGCGCCATGTACTAAAGTTCCCAGATCAAAGTGGAGCCACTCTTTTCTGGGAAGTTTTTCTATATAATTATAATAATATTTCCGAGGACATTGAAGATAGGTTTTAACTCTGGATGCGGACAACACCAGTGTGATATCTTTCATTTTTTTTGACATTTATATTTCCTTGTAGACTCATTAAGTTCATCTTTATTGTATTTTGCGTTTTTACTGAGATTATCCTCTTTTTTAAGCCACTGGTGATTTTCTGGAACAAAGGCTAATTTTACTTGCTCTTCAATGTTAAAATCGAAGGCTGATAATGGGAAAATATGATCTATATGATAATCTTCTCGATTTCCGGGACAGGGCCCAAGGTGTTTAACTATAGCGCCATAATCAATGCCATATTTTTTAGAAGGCTTCATTTTTCCATTTTTAGAATATGACTTAAAAGCCTGACCAACTCGACACCTAAGCAGCCCTTTTAAACGAGAGGCCTCATTATTTTTTCTATAAAACCTAACAAAGCATATATGGCAAAGTGCGCCGTGGTTATAATCATATCCATAAGTGTGTTTCATTTTTTTACAATCAACACAAATGCGTTTCGGAGTCTTATAACAAGAAATACAAATTGGCTTATTATTTTCTAACTTATTTACTTCTTTATTCTTTCCACATAAAGAGCATATTTTTTTTGGCGGCCTGTAACATTTTTTACATACAACACCATTTTCATTTCTTAAATACACTTCTTTAACTTTATTACAAATAATACAGTTTTCTTTTTTGCCTTTATAGCAAGTTCCGCAAACAGGCTGGTCATTTACATAGACATTGACCTTTTTATTTCTACCACAGACAGAACAATTTTTAGGCGGTGATTTATAGCACTTACTGCAAATCTTTTTATTTCCTTCAACTTTGCGTATAATTCCAAGACGATTACATAAAGAACATATTTTTTTAGGGGGAGAGTAGCCAATTTTGTTACAACGACCGCACAGGACTTTGTCATCTATATTTTTTTCAATAATTTGTATTTTTCCGCAAATAGAACACATTTTTTTCTTTGCGTGGTGCTTTTTATAACATCTGTCGCAAATAGGTGATTTATCTGCCGTTCTTTTTTCAACTCTCCTAATCTCGCCGCACTCAGAACACAGCTCTTTTTTTCTTACTCTAATCACAAGTTTTCTCTAAAATTGTTTTTGACATTTAATTTTCCTATATAATTTGTAAATTCTTTCTTATCATATTTCGCACTCTTTATAAGATTATCTTTCTTTTCGAGCCATTGATGATTTTCTGGAGCAAAAGCTAATTTTATTTGTTCTTCACAATTAAAATCAAAGGCTGATAGTGGAAAAATATGGTCAATATGATAATTTTCTCTCTCTCCTGGACACGGGCCAAGATGTTTTATGATAGCTTCATAGTTGACGCCATACTGAGAAATCTTTTTCTTTTTAGATTTGATAGCATTTATAAAACGACTCCTTAATATACATCTTATTCTATAATTGGAATCTGTATTATATCGATGGTTGTGTAAACATTTTTGACAGAATCTTACTTTTCCATCAGTTTTCTTTATTACTCTAATATCTCCACAAATAGTACACTTACGAAGTGGCCTTTTATAACATTTTTGACAAAGTGGTTTTCCGTTATTTTTAGACCAGATAGGGGAGTTTTCCCCGCACTTAAAACACCGATTTTTAGGAGGATTGTAGCAGGAACTACAAATTAACTTATTACCAATAATTTCTTTTATAACTTTAACTTCTCCACATTTTGAGCATATTTGTTTTGGACGAATATATTGTTTATAATAATTCTTCACATATTGTCTATGATTACATTTACTACACTTGCCAAAGCTAGAACATTTTTTAGTTATAAATTTGGTTCCACCGCATTCAACACATTTTTTCATCTATATCGCACTTCTCTTATTGTAAACCCATTTAAAAACTATTGCCGGTCCAACTGCTGTTCTTACCCCAACATTTTTGGGCACAGTCTCTGGGTCAAAACTTTGAATACTTTTAATCCAGCGGGTTTCATTATGGTTAAAATAATAGGAAACAGAAGTCCCTGTATTATAATTATAAAGAGTTCTAACATGGCCACCAGACACATAAGGCTGTGGTTCGTACATGGTTTTTCCTTGTAAATATTTGGTTATATCATGCGTACTGCCCCAGGGACGATTGATTGGATATATCGACTGATCTTGATAGCCATCCCGTCCATCCATGGTAATGTATAGTGACTTAGGATTGAAATATACATTATTATTGTTGGGAGAGCTAGCATCTGTGTCAACTGCTGATGCTTTATCCAATTGTTCTTGTGGCACAGGGCCAAGTAGCAGTAAAGTCCCGGGACTAGCAACTGGCAACCCGGTTCGCGAATATTTGAGTTCCAAATCCACAAGTTCATAATCTGAAGACCTAACTGGAACAATTACGTCTCCCCTAGAATCTGGGCCATATCCATCTGTGAGGACATTATCTACGCCATAAGCATTTACTGCGATACCTATTCCAAGATCTTCTGTACGCCTTGGATAGGTGAGTTCTGTAGAATCTGTACTATAAAAAATATTAAGTGTGCCACTATCAACTCCACTTATCGCAAGTGCTCTCAGTCGCACAGAAACGGCGGTCGGCATCTCTATTGGCTCTACATAGACCTCAGAAAAAGCAGTGGGCTCAGTTCCATCCACGGTATAAAATATCGTAGACGGAATATTAGTTACAAGTTTCACAGCTTGTGGTATTCCAGATATAAGTTCTACGGATGATCCAGTAGCAGTAATTGTAATGACCGCCATTAAAAAATATTCTCCTTTTATTTTGGTTCGGGTTCCCTATAAGTAACTATAAAGACCCCTTCTTCTAGTTTCTTCCACCTACACATATCAATAAATTCTAACAGCTTGTGGCCACTGAGTTCCTTATACCAAAAATCCACAGCTTTTCTGACAGCCCTACGCTTGTTTCGTGCGCTGAATACTTTAACGAGCATCGTGCACCTCCATCAGGGGTGCACAGTGCCTTAATTATCGTACACCCAACATACTCATAGGTAAAATGTTATCTTGCCGTTCCATCTATTCCTCCAAAAGCTTCTAGTTGGCGATATATAATATCAACTTGTGAGTGAAGTTGTTCTAAATTTCCGCTATTATCTATAAGTGGATAACCTAAAAGTGATATCAAGCCTATGCCACGAGTTTCTTTGAGGTGTGTATCTCCATCAAAATCTTGGCTCCAATCTCTTATGACTAACGCAATATAGGCTCCAGCATCTTTTATTGCCCGCAACTCCATATTTGTTCTTATATCTGATACTACAGCTGGTTGTCCAAAACTCCGTATAGCTTCAATAATAGGATCTATGAAAAACATATAGCCATGTTCGCCCTTCATCCTAGCGCTATAAGCCCAAAGTCCGTCTCTCCATGTTTTTTCTTTTTCCGTGCCCCTAGATGCCTTAAACTTATCTTCATCTATTCCTATCGAAGAAAAGTAACTATTTTTAATCTCGTCGGCGAACGCAAAACGCTTAACTCCATGTTTTTCAACGAGAAATTTGGCTACTTCATCTTTCCCCGAAGCGGGGGCTCCGATCAATCCTAATATAACATTCATTCTAACTCCTCTAAATAGCAGAAAATTGATAGGTTTTACTGTCTTAGTATACTTCCAGCGGGGCCTTTTTGAATAGTTATAATGTTTTCAAACTTTTCTTTCATTGGTTCGCTATGGGTAATAACCAGAATTTTTAAGTCTTTTGATAGTACGTGTATGATATCTGATAAGGTTTCAATGCCCTGTTTATCCAGAGCCTGATCTACCTCATCAAGCAGTAAAAACTTCACATTACTGCCTACTCGTCGCATTAAAAGCTGACTTAGGGCTAGTCTAAGTGCTATAGAGATCCTTACCTGCTCTCCGCCGCTTAGATCTTCAAAGTCAAGAATCGCACTACCAATTGAGATGGTAATATCAAAATTCTCTTTCCATGCCCCAGAAGCAGTTTGTTTTTGAGTTATAAAGTCAATAGTCATTGGATCGCTACAAATCTTCTTCAAAACAGAATTAGTGTATTTCTTTAAGTCTTCTGTAACGTTTTCCATAATGATTGCTTGAATACCATCTTTTCCAAAAGCTTTTGTCAAATTGGAATATATGTCAGCACTGGTCACAATCTTATCTCTCTGGTCTATAATAACTTGTCTCTCAGAAATTCTCCTTTCAAGTTCTTCTGAGTATCCTTCTAGGTGTCCTAGCTGTACGCTAAACTCTACCATTTCTTTTCGTATGCTATCAACTCTCAAAATGGTATTATTTCTATCAACAATAGCTTCTTCCAGTTCCTGTTCTACCTTACCACTCTTGCTGTGTAAATCTATAAGAGACATTGCCCGTTCTTTTTCTTTCTTGAGTTGCCCCCACTTCTCAACAAGCTCTATAATCTCTCTTTGTATAACTTCATTTCTTCTAATAGAATCTGTCTTAACAGACGCCCTTTTAGATATTATAAGTCTCTTTCTTTCTACTTCTACCATAGACTTGTAAGAACGATCAATCATAGATCGTTCTTCTTCAATTAGTATATCCAATTCAACTATAAGTGCCTGCTCTTTTTCTATCCTCTTTAGAATGAAGTTTTCTTTACTTTTTCTTCTAGCCATTACACTTTTGGGATTACTAACTTCCAACAAACAAGTAGGGCACTCTTTCCCTGGTTCTAAGAATCTAAGATTCTTTAAATCAAGTTTCAACTGGAATAGGTTCTGATTGTGGCTTAGTCTTTTATCCCTGTTAGCGTCAAGAAGGGCTTGGCCGCACCTAGAGTCGAGAACGGATTCTTTAGATAATTCAATAAACATCTTAACGGCTTCATCTCTTTGTTTGGAGGACACTAGCATAACATCTTTTAGCAGAAGCAAAATTTGCTTTTCAAGCTCTGCGCAATCCTGATCAGCATTAGCTATATGTGCATTGTTAAGCTTTACCTCTCTTCGGAGATCATCCTTGCGAGCCTTTATTTCTTTAGCTTTAGTAGATATCCTTGTACGCTCTTCCTTAACCTTTTTAACACTCATACTATTACTTGAGGCCATAGAAACTTCTAGTTTAGAAACGATTTCCTTCTTTTTCCTTAAAGTATTTTCTACTATAGCAATATTACCTCTCAGCTTTGAGATCGATTCTTTCGCTTCTTTTATCTTCCCGTCGTTTTCAGCTTTCTTGACGTCTATGTTGCCAATAAATTTAATTCTTTCTTCTAAAACATCTGTTTGAGAAGTTAAATTCTTCTCTGTGTCCTTGGCCGCTTTTTGAAAATCGTCCCATATCCCTATTTGTAGAACTTCTTTAAGTATCTCTTTTCTTTTAGCTGTGCTTGCCGCAGCAAATCCAGAGATATCGTTTTGTCTGAAGTAGTTGGAATTGACAAATGTATCATCATTCATGTTAATAATTTCAACAATTTTACGATTTGTCATTGTGGCGGTGTCGCATGTTAAACCGTCTGATTCCCACTTATCCTTGAATTTTTTATAGAAAATAACATCCGTGACTCCCGACTTTTTGTTAGTTCGTCTCTGAATCTTATATGTGTCATTATTTGACTTAAATTCAAATATAACTTTACAGGAGGCTTTTCCTCTTTTAACAACCTTATTCTTATTTGTAAAGCGGCTTTTGCCATAAAGAGCCCACCTCATAGCATCAAAAATCGCGCTCTTTCCCACACCGTTAGAGATATCTGGATTTCCACTGTGTGCGCCAACTAAAAGTGCCACGTTAAACTGTGTAAAGTCTAACACCGAACATACATGAGATATAAAGTCTTCCATTGATAATTTAAGCGGAATCATCTCTTTCTCTCCTTGATTATCTTACTTCCAATGGCCTTCATCTTTTCTCTCATATTAGGATCTTCAACTAAATCCAAATAGTCCAAAAATGACCCTAGAGGATCCTTGCGTTCCGTTATGCTGGATTTACGCAACTGCCTTTTTGTAATTACTTGTGTATGAATATTTATACAGTTATGAACTTTCAACTCATCTTGTGTAAATGTCTCTATCATATTTTTATCTAAGTCATAAAGAGACTTTTCATTTATAAATATATGAATTCTTATTATAGACCCAACCATCTCGTTTTTCTTTGAAAACTCTTTTAAATACTTAATACAGTTTTTAGTTACTTTGACACCACTTTTAAGAGATGATTGATCAATAGTAATGTCATGGATAGGTCGAACTGGTAATTTTTCAAAACAAAACGATATGTCATCTTTTTCTGTATTAATCACAAGGAAATATTTTTCGTGTTTCGCATCACCAAAATTTTTCTTCTCCATAGACCCTATATAGGTAATGAGCGGACTCTTTTTAATGATTTGGTGTGGATGTATGTGTCCCATTATCGCGCCATCTAACTTCTTAAACATGCTTGGGGGAAGAACGACTTCTCCTCCATGTCCTTCTAGAACGTTATTCCCCAACACAGTTCCCTGAAACATGAAGTGCCCCACCAATATCTTTGGGCCTTGTGCGATGCTACTGACTTCATATTGTAACCTATCTTTAAGTTTGCTTACAGCTTCATCATTTGTTTTACAGTCCAACATTCTTCTTGTCCTAAAAGGAAAAAATATCACATTAATGACGTCTGGACTTCCATCGCTACATATTACACTACCTATATCAGTATAAATATGTACCTTTGGTAATTTAAGTTTTCTAAGCACATCAATAGTTGTAGCTCTTTGTGCCTGTATAAGATCGTGGTTACCAATAACAATATGTGTATGTATCCCAGTTTCCGACAATCTATGTATCTTTTCAGAAAACAGGCTAAGTTCAGAGGCTGATGGCCTACGATACTCGAAAATATCACCAGTGAGGATGAAGTGCCGCACACCTGCACTTATCATGTAATCTACAACATAATCAAATGTGTTGGAGAAATCAATAAGTCGGGTGTTAAGCTGTTTTTGAGTATCGATTTTACCTAATGAGTAGCCTCCTCCAAAATGTGTATCACCAAGTATAACTATCTTCACATTGTCTCCTTAAACGTTTTCCAGTCCATTTCCCACATAAATATAACTTTATAACCGAACTTATCTAATGTTTGGAGTTTTTCTAACGTATTTAAATATAATTTGCCAAATGTGGTTTTAGTAATCGGATTAATATCATTAGTGTTATATACTTTTGGATTACCGTGCCAAAAATCTCCTAAAAATTCATAAACTATATTATTGTCTTTATCTAAACCGTCAACTCGATATGTTTTCTTGCCACACTTTATTGGCTGTTCTCTTAGCGAAATACCTAAACCATCAAGCCATAAAGATCCAGATTTTGATATAGTTTTTGAACAATGTGGGCAACCATTGCCTCTTACTCTGCTAACAATTGAAGCTTGCCATTCATGATTGTTTTTACAAATCCACCATACTTTTTTATTGGATCCAGATGTAAACTCATTATATTTGGTAATATTTCTATAATTCCACTCTTTTAATAACTCGGGATGAGTTGTTTCTAAGCAATTGTCTTTACAAACCTTTTGATTGGAACAATACGGGCAACCCCTATTTTTTGTTGCCCTGTTGCTTAAATTTGCTTTCCATTCATGTCCGTTTTTACAAATCCACCATATCTTTTTTCTTGATCCAAAACTAATTTCTTTCGATGTTATTTTATTTTTTAGTGGGTGCCATTCTTTTGATAACTTTGGATGCGTATTATATAAACAATTCTCTTTAGTTAGAAAACGACCTGAACAATATGGACATCCTGCCTTTAATTTTTGATTGGTTCTACTATAAATATGTGCTTCCCACTCATGGCCCTTATCACAAAACCACCACACTTTTTTATCAGCTCCAAAACTTACTTCATCGGGCCTTATAATATTTTTTCTATAATTCCACTCTTTTAATAACTCGGGATGAGTTGTTTCTAAACAGTTGTCTTTACAAACCTTTTGATTGGAACAATACGGACATCCTCTTCCTTTTGATAATCTACTATTTCCAGATGCCTCCCACTCATGCCCTTTTTCGCAAATCCACCATATTTTTTTACTAGTCCCAGCTGCTATTTCGCTCGGCTTCACCACATTCTTTTTATAATTCCATTCCTCCATTAAATTTGGAAAAGATGTTATAACTTTTTTTACCATATTACGTTTTAATTTTACCTCGATTATTAATGCTTTTCATAACCTTTTCAGATAAATCTTTCGCATATTCCCAATCTTCGTGTCCTACATTAGAAAGGAATTCATCTACTTTGGCACCAACTTTTTCAATCCATTTAAGTTCTTTTTTGAAATTTTTAGAGCCAGCAAACCTTGTAATATGGTTTCTCATAACTGCGCTAATATCAAATAAGTATGGTTCTATTGTTTTAGATAGGTCAAAAGATGGTATAAATTCTTCAAGGGCATCTAACTGGAGTTCATCCCATTTTCCATCTTTGTCGATTAAACCTATCTCTTTGCCCAGTTTTTGTAGAGCCACTAACGGTGGCGTGCCGTCTATTAAGCTAACAAAATCTATGACGGTTCCACTGGTATTACACGCAAAACAAAAAAATGAATTCGTGCGGTCTGAAATGAACAATGAGGGAGTTCTTTCCTTGCCATCTGTTCCCTTACCTCTATGAAAAGGACAATGACTTCTATGAGTAAATTCTTGACCCGTTATTTTGGGTTCCAGGCGAAGGCCATACTTTCTCATTAACTCTACAATGGGCATTTTAGAAATGATGGCATTTCTAAATCTCCAAGCCCTATTTGGATCTTCTCCTAAAAAGCCCATATCTTTCTCCACCACGGCCTTTTTGCCGTTACATTTGCTAAAACTTCTTGTTCAGATATAAAGGAGCCTTTAAATCTTTTGAAGTTATATTCTGCACAATTTATTATAGCATCACCTTTGCCTGCCAACCTCTCGGCACCACCTCTGTCTAGGAGCACCCTACTATCCGTGGCAGAACTAACTTGGCAACTTAATCTTGCAGGAAAGTTAGCCTTAATTAAGCCAGTTACTACGTCTACTGATGGTCTCTGTGTTGCTACCACCAGGTGTATCCCGCAGGCTCTAGATTTTTGTGCCAACCTACATACAAGATCTTGAGTTCCTTTCTTAGATGCCATCATAAGATCGGCCAACTCATCAATAACTATAACTATGTAAGGCATCGTATCCTTATAAGTTGTAATGTCTCTACATCCGGCTTTTTCTAACTTGGAGAACCTTCTCTCCATTTCGTCTATCAAGTTCCTTAACAGTTCTGTTGCATCATTCACAGTACGAGCTACTTTCCCATATAGCTGGGGAAGTTTATTGTAATATGAAAATTCCACACGCTTCGGATCTATAAGCGCAAAATTAATATAGTGTTTATTTAACAATAGACTATTTATTATGACCTGCAACATAATGGATTTGCCAGAGCCTGTGGCTCCACCAACTAACAAATGTGGCATCTTCGCAAGATCCACTATAAGCGGTGATCCATCTCTACATTTCCCCAAGGCTAAAGGCAACTTTGCATCGGAATCTAGAAATTCTTTATTATCAAGCATATCATTGAAAAAAATAGTTTTTGGTTCGGAGACCATGATTTCCATCCTAATTATGCCCTTTTTTGTTATGGGATAAATTAGGGGCTCGGAAAGAGCTTTCAATGAAAGTGCGATTTCTTTTCTTCGATTATCAATTTTCCTAAAAGTGCCGCCTGGCTTCAAAATTATGTCAAATGTTAAAAAAGTGTTATCTAATTCAGATTTACATTGTACAATTTCAGCTTTGATCTTGTGCTGTGTAAACAGTGTGTTAAGAGATTTAATTGCTTCATCCCTTTCCATCTATCTCCTTTATTTAAGTTCTCTACGTATCCTTTCACATAATTCTTTTAATAGTCCGTAGGTTTGCGTTGCTTGCTTATCTTGTGTGCCATGAAGCTTACGATAACAGAATTGATATGTCGCCTCTTCGCTATCCAGCTCAACCAATATCTTAGCAATCACCGCGTCATACTTTACCATTTAATCCTCCACAGATATCTTAATTCCCAACTTTTTGGCCTCTTCTAAAAGATATTGTTTATGTAGCTCTACTTGATCATCAACATCTTTCTCTTCGACTACTGGACTTTCACCTTCTAATACAGCCACTCTATCGGATAATTTCTTCACTTCATATGCTAGTTCGTTTCCAGCGTTTCTTAACAGAAGGCTCAGCCGCGCAGCAAACACGCTTAAACTTAAAACACCCTCGTTTTGTCCAGCGTTAATTCTATCGACAGTTATAGCAGCACGAATAAGTTCATCTATAACTCTGTTTTCATGTTCTTTTTCCTTGCTAGAACTGTTGGATGATAGGGTCTTGATGCGAAGCAACTTACTGAATTCTTTCATAGTTCCAACTAATTCCTGCTTAGCGTTGTTTAGTTGTGATATAAACTTAATAGCGTCTTCTGTAGGAGGTTCTCTCTGTTCAGCAGAAACATCTGGTTGTACGTCACTTATTCTTCGTGGCCTTTCTGGTTTTGGTTTTTCTGGTCTTGGAGCCTTTGATTTTAGTTTTACACCCCTTGCTGGCCTTATCTGATCCAGCTCTTTTTTGTCTGCCATGTTTAATAACCTCCATAAGGATTGGAATATGTTTATCCATTTTACTACATTTATCACAGGGAGAAAAGTTATATTCGTTGCTAAACAATCTAAAAATACATGATATGTTGTTTACATATTGATGTGTACTGGTACAAAAGAAGTATTGAGGTTCCACAAGCTCGCTAATCTTTTCAGCGTGCTCAAACAATAATTTCTCACCAATCTTGTCCCTTATACTCTTCTCAACATCCTTCTCTTTTCTAAGTTTTTTGCGCTCTTCTCTGGCCGCGCGTTTCAAAGAAACGTCTTCCTTCTTTCTTTCTCTTTCTTTCTTTTTGGTAAGCTTTTCTCTTTCTAGTGCGTTCTTTTGACGCGTAGCCCATTTTAGCCATTTGGTGTCTGTTCTCGCCAACTTTCGCATTTTCTTTAGCGCAGATAATGATGGAAACTTAGGAAGACGCTCCTCTATTAAAGCGAGCCTATCCTTATAGTTGTCCGCATCTTTCCAACACTCGTACAATACGTTAAGCTGGACTTTAGTAAATTTTCTCGTTTTATTTTTTTTCGCCATGCTTTCTTCAATTTACGCTATGCTGCAAAATCGACATTTCGTCGATCGGCAGTTGAAATTATTGATTTTTTGCGATTTTAAAGGTTTTCTTCGGAAAGTTTTTTATTGATTGAGATTTCGAGATCTTGTAAACTTTGGTTAGAATGCTCAGAATTAGGGTCATTGAGAATAGCCCAACTTATTATGTGTAATAGCTCGTGTACAAAAGCACTTCTAAAAATTCTACCTCTCCATGCTACTTTACATAGAGTTGTACTTATAGTGATTCCACTATAAATTTGGTCGTTATGTACAACAACCGTATTTAGTTCTCCTGTACTAGGACGTGGAGCAATATTATTCCACCACTCGATAGTTACTACTTTAACTGTATCACGAACCTTATTTTCGTCAAACTGTTTTTTACATTCATCTACAAAAATCTTTAGGGCATTAGAGTGGTCGTCATCAGATGGTAGACCAGGAATTTTACGCCTATCGATTTTAAGACCTTGAGATGTTTTAGGTTTTCGAAAACACATTATCTATATGACCTTATAGTACAGCGAATACGCTCTTTAAATGGCGCTCTAGAAAAACCCTTTACTGTAAAAACGGCATCGTTTCTGGCTTTTACAAATTGAACCTTTGTACCAAACAGTACTCCGTCATCGATAAATATACACTTAACTTTCACATCAACATCTCTATATTTTTTATTAATAACTCTTAAGGTTATTGCTCTTAAACTCGGAACGGCATTATTTGGTGTGCTGTTCATCCATAAATAAGAGGGGTCTAAATAGATATCATCTTTAACTGTACTGTGGTCAAACGCTGGTCCGTGAGCACAAGCCACAAAGGCAAACATAATAAGTGCGCAAAGACTGATTAATAATTTTTTCATTTAATCCTCCGTATTAGCAACTCGCAGAGCATCTCTTATATAAATAGCTGCTAATGTTATTTCTTCCTCTGTATTAAATCGTCCAATTCCTATCCTTAAAGATCTATATATTTCTTCTTCTGGAATAGAAACTGCTTTAAGAACATATGATTGTTCGTTATGAAGAGACATACACGCGCTGCCAAAAGATACAGCAACATATGGCTCTAAATCTGACATAAAAACGTCCATGTTTGTACATGGAACTGCTAAACTTACTGTGTTGGCAACAGCGTGCGAAAAATTATGTATGGTTATGTCGGGCACCATTTCTTGAAGACATTCACAAAAAACTTTCCTCAAGTTTAAAATTTTACTATTTACTAAATCATGTTCCTTGGACATGATCTCACACGCTTTTCCAAATCCAACTATACCAGGAACGTTCTGGGTTCCAGGTCTTAAACCAAATTCATGAGAAGTGCCAGGAAACAAAGGTACTATTTTATCAGGATCTGCTACATATAAGGCTCCAACACCTTTGGGCCCATAGATTTTATGTGCAGAAAATGAGGCAGAGTCAACTTTAGAATCCTTAACATCTATTTTAATTTTACCAAGTGCTTGGGCCATATCTGAATGAACAAATGTATACCATGGCACCACACCTTTAACGGTTCTAACTGGCTGGATAGTTCCTATTTCATTATTAACCTTCATAATAAAAACGCCACAAATGTCACTATCTGCCGTATCCAAAAGATGTCTGAAGTCGTTAAGGTCGACCAGCCCATCTGATTTAGTTATTATTGTATCTGCGTGCCAATTGTCTTCTAGAGCAACTTTAATAGAGCTATGTTCAATGCCGCTAGAAATAATATTTCCACCTTGAGATACTATTTTATGAAGAACTATATTGTTAGACTCTGTGGCACCACTTGTAAAAATTATTTGGTCTGGCTCAGCATTAATAAGGGCAGCAACTTGTTCCCTAGCTGTTTCTAAAGCCTCTTCTGCTTGCCAACCGTATCTATGAGTCCTGCTAGAAGGATTCCCATAACATTCAGTCAAATATGGCATCATGGCTTCAAGAACACGAGGATCTATACGTGTTGTGGCGTGATTATCTAAATATATTGACTTCATAACTTCCTATAATGCTTCTGTACTTAAAACTCCAGTTGGAGCTACAACTAACTTCCACATAGAACCATCCGAAGCAGTTAATTTTACATAACTATACCCATCTTCAGTAAGTCTGACACCTATTCCATATTCATCCATATAATGTAGATCATTATATCCATCTATTTGTTTGACGTGTAACATACCTTTCAAAGGAATTGGGGTCGGATCAGAAATACTGTTGAGCGTTAAATAACCGTCAAGTTCTAATGCCTCAGCACCAGAGGCATCTATAACTACAGCACCGGTATCTGCTGTAATAGTTCTTCCAGAGCCCGCGCCGGCCTCATCATAAGCTTGATCTAATGACACAGTATGTGGATTCACAAGATCGGCAAGATGATCTTCCACATCATTTCCAAGGTCTCCAATATAACCGTCAACCCCAGCAAGATGAGCTGTAAGTTCATCAACATTAGTAACTTCACCTGGAGAAGTTGTGGGAACATAGTGAGTAGGAGTAAAATCTATATCAAGTATATCACCGTCTATCTCATCTGTTCCACCTCTTATATGAGATGCGTCATGATCTACATTAGCATATCCATCTAACTCAGATCTATCAAATAATGTGGCGTCCGTGATTGCCACATTAAGTTCGGCAAGAGTGCCTGTACCAAGGTTATCTATATCGGTAGCGTGTGGATTCACAAGATCAGCCAAATGATCTTCTACATCGTTTCCAAGATCTCCAATATATCCATCAACACCTGCTAAATGTGCTGTTAATTCATCTACACCAGTAACTTCACCTGGGGAAGTTGTGGGAACATAGTTAGTAGGAGTAAAATCTATATCCAAAACATCGCCGTCTATCTCATCACTGCCTCCGCTAATATGAGATGGAGCATGAGCTGCGGGAGCAACAACATTGTTATCAATAGCCAGAAAAGCTTCATGTAAAGAACCAGACCATCCTGTGGTATTTCCACTCTCATCAAAGTTATCTTCTTCACCGGTAGCAGGAATGCGCATACTTAAATTAGCAGTTCGAACTGCTCCAATTGCTATATCAGTAATGGCACCATTTACTGTAAGCCTTATTCTATATGATCCTACAATATCTGGGGTAAATGAAGAAGTCTGAGCAGTGGGAGTCGCTAAAGTTGACGCAGAACCTGGTGGCACAGATAAGAGTTCCCAAAGTCTAGAAATTGCGCCCGTTCCAGCATCATTTAAATTAACTAAAACGCCAGTGCTCAAGTCACTTCGACTACCAGATGCACCATTGATTTGAATTACGGCTGTGGCCATTAATTTGATCCTCCTGCCAAAACTATAGATGTTTTCTATAATAATTACTAATATATTAGTAGATATGGTCAGGATGGATCAGAGTCTACACATCGATGTTTGCCGCTTCACTATAATGTTTTTAGGATAAATTATATTTAATGGTCATTTCTTTTTTAAAACGATTCATTTCCTCTTCTTCAAATTTGGCACTTTTCTTTAAATTATCACTACTTAGGAGCCACTGATGGTTTTCTGGCGCGCAGGCTATGCGAAATTCTTTTGAATCGGATAAACAAAAGGCACTTAGCGGGAAAATGTGATCAATATGGTATTCAGATAATTTCCCTGGACATTTGCCGAGAAAGTCAACAATTCCATTAAAATCGATGTATAGGTCCTTATAAATCTGGATGTTTTATAGCAAGACTCGCAGAGAGGGTTGTTTTTTCCTGTTTTAATTATCTTTACTTTATTACACTTGTTACATTTGTGTCTATTTTCTTTTTTGTAGCATTCAGGACAAATAGGGCTATTTCCTCTTCTTTTAGCAACTGGCGATAACTTCCCACAATTAACACATTTCTCCAAGCACATTTCATATCTGCAAGAACCACAAAACTTTTTATCTCCATCACGTTTTTTGATAGGTTTTATTTTTTTACAGATAAAACAAACATCTTTTTTCCTATTACATTCTTGACATATTGCTTGTCCATCTATTCTAGCATTTACTGTTCTTATATTATTACATTTTATACATTTTTCTTTGTTTTTCTTAGAATAGCAATTAAAACACAAAATACCATTTTTACTAGCCGCTACTCTTTTGTTTTTGAAACAAACAGAACATATCGCCATACGTACTATATCATATATCTAATCTCCCAGTTTTATTAAAATTTTGGTAAATAAATTCTTTTCTGGCCTTTATATTAGAGCCCATTAATACATTAAAAATCTTGTCAGCCTCTACATAATTATTGATTGTGACTTTTAACAATGTTCTAAGTTCTGGATTCATAGTAGTTTCCCATAATTGAAGACCAGAAAGTTCTCCCAATCCCTTAAATCTCTGCATGTTAATAGATTTATTCTCTAAATTATACTTTTTTGAAAATATTTTTAACTCTCTATCACCTTTTAAGTAATAAGACTTTCCTCGCATATTAACTTTATACAGGGGCGGACAAGCAATATATATATTCCCGTTCACAATAAGTTGTGGCATTTGCCTGAAGAAAAACGTTAACAATAACGTGCGGATGTGGGACCCATCAACATCTGAATCCATACATAGTATAATTTTACCATATCTGAGCGCAGCCAAATTTAATGATTTTCCAATACCTATTCCAATTGCTGTGATAAGATTTGTAAGTTCCTCATTATCCATCAAGGCTTTAAATTCTTTTTTCTCAATATTTAGCACCTTACCACGAAGTGGCAAAATAGCTTGGAATCTCCTATCTCTACCCTGCTTAGCTGAATTATGTACAAATATTCCAGATGCCAGCGCAAAATTGTGAGTATCTGGAACTTCTAAATCATAAACATCTGTTTTTCCTTTTAATTTAACGATTTTTGTTATTTTATGATTATGACATTTTAAGGCATCCATCATATCGCTTTCATTTCCATCAAAATATCGTTCCAAAAATGTTCTTTTACTTAATACTGACTTATCTTTATGTTCAATTCTTTTCTTATCGAACAAATCTATTGAATTATGTTCGTCATAGACTTTTCTCATAAAATCAATAGTTTTTCTATAATACGTTGCTTTTAAGGCTTTCTTCCTTTTCCTGCGAAATTCGTCAGTCCACTGTTCCTTTGTTTTTTCACGTCTCCAATTTAACAATTCGTCGTTAGCCCATTGTTCTTTAGCTTTTTGTCTATGATGTTCGACCGCTTCTGGATGCTCTTTAAAATATTTCAGTTTAGATTCGCTCATTTCTTTTCTATGTTCATCGTTTTGCCAATATTTTTCTGCAGCTTCTCTTAATTGTTGGTTATTTTGTTTTCTATATTCTTCATTACTGTAATAAAACTCTAACCATTTTTCTCTCATATATTTTTTATAATCTTCGTCCTCCCACTGTTTTTTAGCTCTTTCAGATAGCATTTTAGACATTTCTGGAGTTGACATTATGTCACTCATTTTTTTTCTAAACTCGGGGGTTTGCCTCAAAATCCTTAACTTTTCAAGTACCTCTGGAGTACGCAAATTTAAATCTGCCATTTTACGATGTAGTTCTAAATGATCGTCTTTAAGCATTCTAATAATGTTAGATGGATTATTATTTAATTTATTAAAATCTAAATGGTGTCGATGTTTTCCAAAAACTTCACCATACTTTTTAATATCTATATTATATTTATCTGCCAATACGTGTGTAAAAACCCACCTATTTTCGATATTTTCCCAAACCATTTCATATCCTTTAATTGTAATACGATTCTCGCATTTGGATAATTTTTTATATAATGGGAATATACTATCGCCTTCAGATAGGTATTGTATTTCTTTATATGATCCATCTATCAACATAAACAAGTGGTCGGGGGTACAAATAATTTTATGTCCATTATCAAGTGTAACCTCTATAACTTCTTGATTTGTATCAGTTTTTCTTGGATTTATTATTGGTTTAATACATATTTTTCTTTTACTATTAATAGAATAACAGTAATTTTGAACTCCCTGTTTATGTTCTACTATAAGTTCTTTAAAAGACAACTCTCGTCCATCAGTTAGTAAAACTTTGGTATCTCCAGAAAAGCAGCCCCCGGCTGACGAGCCTTCAACTATGAACAACTCACACAAATCTGGATCCTTTTCTTGGCAGTCTGCGAGTTTACCTGGCAAAACACCTGCCCCACTCGACATAACAGATTTCCTGACTGCCTCACGTGCCTTCTTAGCTGCTTCACGAGCCTTCCAGGCGTTCACACACCTTGAGACAATCTTCTTCGCTATAGACGGGTTCTGCTCCAAAAAAGATAGTAGGCAACTAGATACCACATTTTCTACGGGTTGTCTTGCATCTTCAGAAACAAGCTTATGCTTTACCTGTGAATCAAATTTGGGGTCAGGATGCCTAATACTCACAACTGCAGCCAAGCCCTCTCTAATATCTTCCCCAGAAAGAGAAATCTTCAATGATTTCGGCAAGTCAGACGCCGCAATAAAATTATTTATTGTTCTGGTCAAACCAGCTTTAAACCCAGACATATGGGAGCCGCCCTCTGGATTAGGAATATTATTGGTATAATACTTACAAATCTCTTTATCTACAGTATTGCCCATCCATTGTAGAGCAACATCTACTGTTACCTCTCCATCATTTTTATTTATAACAGACTTCGCAAATGTTATTGGCGGAGCCAGTAAGTCTCCTTTCGAAAGGTGCCGGATAAATCCAGACATGTCGCTCTCGCCACCAAAGATTTCTTTAGTTTTACGGATTTCATCAACAAATTCAATTGTTAAACCCCTACAAAGAAACGATAGTTCCATTAATTTGTTTTTTATTATCATTGGATCGAACTTTGTAATATTTTTAAATATGGTTAAATCTGGCCCAAACCTTATAAAGGTTCCTGTCGCCTTCCCTCTAGCCTTCTTTTCGGTAAGATCTTCAACTTTTTTGCCTTTGGCGAAAGCCATTGAATATTCTTTCCCATCTCTCCTTACAACCACTTTAAGGCGAGATGAAAGAGCATTTACTACGGAGGCACCCAATCCGTGTAGGCCGCCACTAACCTTATAGTTAGTTTTATCAAACTTGCCCCCAGCATGTAGAGAAGTTAAAATTACTTCTAGAGCAGACATTTTTTCCTTTACCATTCTATATATCGGAATTCCACGACCGGTGTCGCCGACAGATGCTGAGCCATCTTCATGTAAAGTCACAGTTATTTTATCACAATAACCAGCTAAGTATTCATCGACGCTATTATCTAATATTTCCATAACCATATGGTGTAAGGCTTCGTTATTATGGAGGTTTCCTATAAACATGGAAGGAATTTTGCGAACAGCGGCTAAACCTTCTAATACGGTAATTTTATAATCATCTTGCTTCATCATTTACCCCATTTATATATAACGTTATATCCATCTTGTTCTAGTATGTTAATTCTTTCCATGGTATCTTCATATAGATCACCAAATCTTTTTTTATTTTTTGGATTTATATCATCTGGATCATATTTATCGGGATTTCCATGCCAAAAACTTCCTAAATATTCATATATGGTATTGGTAGTAGGATCATAGCCGTCAACGACAAAGGTTCTATCCTTGTTTTTAATAATGAAACCATATTCCAAAGATTCTATATTTAATGTTTGTAGCCATATTTTCTCGACTCTAGAAGAATTAGAATAAGCACACCTAGGACAACCATTTCCTTGGATATGAGAATTTGGTTCTTGGACAAAAACTCCGTGTTTTGGACAAACGATTTTGATTTTTTTATGAGCATTGCGATATTCTACAAGGGAATAATCATATTTATCGCCATGTTTTATAATAGCCCTATTAACAAAGTCTCCTTTAGTTGATCTAAACAACATTGATAATTTGTCCGGCACACAATAACGACAACCTTTTCCGTTTAAATGGTGTACTGGTGTTTGCCGAAAAACTCCGTGTTTTGGACAAATAATTTCTATCTTGGTTTTGCTATTTTTATATGTAACTTTAGAATAATCGTATTTATATCCGTGTACTTCAGTAGCCCTCATAATAAATGACTTTTTTGTAGACTTATCACGACCTCCACATTTTATACATCCCTTGCCACATAAGTGAGAATCTGGAACTTGTATAAATATTCCATGAATAGGGCAAATGATTTCTATCTTGGTTTTGCTATTTTTATATGTAACTTTAGAATAATCGTATTTGTATCTATGTAAAATGTGTGCACGATTAATAAATATCTCAGTTGTTAACTTTTTAGGCATTCATTGGTCACCCGAATTATCCTCATCCGTTGGCGGAAGGTCTTCATAGATACAGTAGTCGCCATTAAGCCAATGATACAAGTCCACATCTTTACAAAGACGAGAGCAAAACGGGAAGTGCTTAGAGTTATCATCCCTGTCGGCCTTACAAATTGGGCACTTCATTACTGCTCCTCATTAAACTTTTTCAACATATTTTCAACTTGCGACTGTTTAAGAAAAACAATTTCTCCGCCATTTGGTCCTGTCTCGAAAGAAGCGATAAAATATTTTTCTAACATATGCTTAATAACACAATATAGGTCGTAATCATATCCGTGCCATCGACCGCCACCTGGCAGAGTCTCAAGCACCTCTTTTCTCATTTTATCGATGGAGATCTCTTTATTATTTGATGTTAAATATTTTTTAGAAATATGTTTCGGGCCTAATTCGCCTATTTTAATAAGGGCTGTAATACTATCTTTAGCAGCCTTATCAACATCAAGATTTCGTGGTATCACAGCAACAAACGAACTACTTGAACTGTTACTTACAAATCCATTTCTTATTTTCATTTTTATTCCTATCCAAATATTAGTTTAATTAATTTTTTTGCCGTTTCGTTTCTAGTGTTATAATCATCGAATGGAGAGCCATGTTTGTCATATAACAACATTGCTATGTTACAAATATACACCCATTTCAAATCAGGATCCGCGTCAAATTTATCCTTCATAATTTTTCGCGCATTCGAGAACACATTACTATTGAGAATTTTCATTCTCCCTCCTTGAAACCAAATGGAATCTGTTTCCACTTATTCTTTTTCGCTTCCTTCCAAAGAACATAGTCAGATTTCGCTGACGCCGCTGATCGTATGGCTTCTGAGGCGAAATAGTCCTGTGCTGTCTTACCATTCTTTACCATCATTAAGTATTCTTTATGACGGGACAGGCAGTATTTGAAATACTCAAACTTGTTCCTGTGAAGATCAGTGGGTCCATGAAGTATAACTCCATTACGATGCTTGGGGGAATAATATCCAGCATTATTCTCCCAGTCATAATGGCTATACTTATCCTGCTTGGTTAAGTCGGCCATCATAGTGTCTCGTTTAACTTTAGCTAGAATTGAAGCCGCTCCTACTTGCCAGAACTTAGCATCAGCTTTAATGACAGCTTCTTGCGGTATGTCTAGGTCTGGGATCTCGAATTTACCATCTACTATAACTTTCGAAACTTGAACACCATTAGCAACAAGTTCTTCTACCGCACGCTTCATCGCCTCATACTTGCTCCAATGAATATTGATTTCCTCTATTCTCTCTACAGATGATGTTGCGAAAGCATGAGGCAATATTCTTGAGAGTGTAGGGAAAAGAGAATTTCTTTTCTTTTTGCTTAGCTGCTTGGAATCATTAACACCTTCTATTTTGTTCTGACCCTTTTCCACGGCAACCGCACATACTAGGACTGGTCCTGCTATGGACGCACAACCTACTTCGTCAACATATACTTTACTCATCTAAAAATTCTCCTATCTTCTCTATAATTTTATCTTTACTAGACGCATCTCCGAGCATATTGTCTGCCCACGGTCTTCCGGCATGTAAAACATCCCAATCTGGCTTCGCTTGATAAAATCGAGTTCTCCCTACATGATGGTTTCCAAACCCATCTATAACACAGTTCCAAAGAGGCTTATGTTGTCTGATAAGTGCTGCCTCCACTGAGGAAACCAAATCACCATCTAGAATCATGTACTGATATTTAAAATCATTGGGATCTAAATTTTGTGCTTGTGCTATACTATTAGCATGTTCCTTAATTCGTTTCCATAAGTTGTAAGATTCTTTGGTTGACTTCCTTCCCTTTCGCCACCCGCTGGGCACAGCTTTGCCCACATACATAGGTTTCGTAGAAAAATCTATGTCATGCTTTTTCTCTAAGTTTTTATACAATTCCAATTCGCCTATGTAGTAGAGAACATAGACTCCACAGCCTGAAAACTTGGATCTAATTGGTAAAGAATAGGTGGGGCTTTTCTCCAAAAAGCTGATAGCTTTTCCTACAACTTTTTGGAATTTGTTAGAAGGAAATCTGTGAGAATCTCTTTTAAAAAAAGAGAATAGACTCATTTACACCTCTATCGGTATTTCTTAGACTCCGCAGGCAGGCGTTTCTCTGCCTCTATTATCATACGGTCCTCTCGGATCTCGTGATCCTCCAGAAAATGTGAAGTCAAATTCTAGCTTCCCTTCTTCTAGAAGGCGCAAGAACTTTTCCCAGTTTTCATCAATAACATCAGCCGCTTCGTGATTTCCTTCTTCATCGAGTCGATCTGCGAAAGCGACCAGTAAATGTCGATTTTTCATAATGTATTCCTCCACTTATATCCATAATTATTAATAGTAATGCCTCCCGCCCCAATTGGTCAAGCTACAGCACTTAGGAGGTACTATTTGGGGCGGGAGGCAAAGCGTTCACATAAATTTTTTCATATATTCCTTAAACTCTTCTTTGTTGTATTTATCACTCTTAATTAAATTTTCTTCTTTTTTAAGCCATTGATGGTTTTCTGGAGCAAAAGCGACTTCTATATGTTTGGGATTTGTAAGATTAAAGACATACTGGAATAATATGATCTATATGGTAATCTTTAAATCGTCCAAGACATACTCCAATATAATTAGAAATTTTTTGATAATCTATATTATTGATAGATTTTATCTTTAAACTCTTTATAATTTGTAAATTCTTCTGAAATAGATTTCAAAACATCTTCTTTCAGAAAACCCATTTTCCAGCGATAATACGCTAATTCATCTTCTTTAGATAATTTTTTGAAGGAACAGATAGGACAATATTCTTCTGGTATTTCATATCTACCTTCATCACGGGCCTCGTCTTTAATGTCATAGTCATATCCATGATCGTTTTCTACATCACCATATTTTTCAATATATTCTTTAATATACTCTTCAAAAAATGGCTCTAGGTTGGGATTATCGGCACAGTCGTCATGTATATAGTGGCCATTTTTACATTGCCACATTTCACACTCTCTCAATGATATATCTCTTCCAGCTTCTATACATCCACAGGCAGAGCATATAAAAGAAGAGGTACTACTATTGCTCACAAAACCTGTTCTTATTTTCATTAGTCTCCCTCAATTATTTCAATGGCACCAATTTTCAGGGCGCGCTGGAAAATGGTGTTGGCCGCTTCATCATGATATCCAACTTCAATTCCAATAACTGTTCCTTCTACGGCAGCTATTTTATCTCTACGATTGCGAACATCTTGTAAATTTGTATGGGCATATACAAGATGTTCTTTAACTGTAGTTGTACTATCCCAGAAACGATTGCTTTCTGGAACCTCATTCGGTTCCATTTGCGCATAGTCCTTTATTTCTTTTTCATAGCGCCGTATTTGAGAATCTATGTCGCCTAGAATATTTTCTTTAGAACTATACTGTAGGCTGGTATCACCACAAGCATCGGAAGTCATACTAAAATAGTCTTCTATATCTAGATCACTACGACCACAATGTGGACAAACATCATTTTTATCACGAACGCAAATTATATAACTACTTGAGCTACTATTACTTACAAACCCAGCTCTAATTTTCATTATCTTCCTTTCTAAGTATTACATAACACACAAACTCGTTATTTACATTTAGTGTCAAACAATTCCCTGACTGTAGTGCTTCTAAGTTTGTTGTTGTAATTTCATGAGTTTCAGTCGCCCAAAGCCAATTATACTCGCGCTCTTTTGTATGTTCTTCTCCATCTATTATGGGGAAGAAATCTTTTCTTAGTATAATCCGTTTCTTGTCCATTATTTAAATTCCTGTAGAACCAAAGCCGTCATCTCCGCGATCTGTATTATCTAGCTGACTTACCACCGAGATAGTGGCTTTGGCAACTGGTGTCAAAACAATCTGTGCTATTCTGTCGCCATGATTTACGGTAAACACCTGGGCACCAAAATTAACTAGAATGACTCCAAGTAACCCTGTGTAATCGTTATCTATTGTCCCAGGAGAATTCAATACCGTTACACATTTTTTAAGGGCTAGACCAGATCTTGGACGCACTTGAAGTTCAAACCCTTCTGGAACTCCAACTCGTAAACCAGTATCTATAAGTTTATGACAGCCTGGATAAATCTTTTCAGATTCATCTAAACACGCAGCTATATCCATTCCTACTGCTCCAGAAGTTTCATATTTAGGAACTTTTGCTTTCGAGTTTGCTTTTTGAATTTTTAACACTGGATTTAACATAATATCACCACATTAACTAACGCTGGAAGCAAAATTTCTGGCGGCTTGTTTTGCTTGGTCTATTACTTGTATTGTAACACTACCATGTTTTGTATAGGGAGTGCTAGTATCACTTGTAAAACGTTCTTCAAACAACTTATCACCAAGCCCAAAACCACATATGGCTCGATGTGACCAGCCATAATATTTTTGGTCTTTTTCACAAAACCCGATAGAACATACGCAGTGTTCTGGTTGGCTCTTTTCAGGCTTAATTCCACGTTTCCTGACTATATAGTTGGCCATTCTAGAGTCTCCTATATAATCTCCTTCTGGAGTATAATATGCTTTTATCTTTGTTGGCTCATCATCTTCATTTTGACGCCATAATTCTGTTCTAATTTCGTATCCTATCTTATATTTCCTTATATTTACAATCTCTTTAAGCATGATTTTTGTCTCCTCTTGTTATATAAATCATATTGTGGCATTGATGAAAATCAATATTATGACATTGTACAACTACAGAATCGTATGGCCATGATAACGAAAAGGGCTTATGTTTTACTTCCATCCACTTTCCATAATGATATCGCACAGCGTTTAAAATCGTCCCCACATCTCTCGCTGAAATGCCGCAAATGTCTTCTGCTGCCGACATAACATTAAATTCCTGGACAAGTATAAGTAGCTGCCTATATCCTATTTCTGGATGCTCGGATGTAGTTTTAAAAGCACCCAGCAAATCTTGATCAATATGCTTTTCGTCTATCATTTCTTGTGTTATTTTATATTCTTGACCTTCTACCCCACACCTCCAACCATCGTGAAGAATAATGGCAGATATTAGTTGATCTTTTTGTCTTTGAGCCCAATGCTTTTCAAACTGATGATCACATACTTGTCTAGACATATATAGACAAGCAACAACATGATCTAGTAGGCTTTCGCCAGCTCCGTGAGTAAGTCTGGTTGTAGAAGCTGGTAGTGTCCAAAAATATTCAGGTAGCCTTACTAAAGCGAATTCGGTAAACCTTCTAATAGGCTTACTCTTTATTCTTTCCAAATGTGCTTGAAAAATCGCAATTTTGTCCTCATCAACCATAAATTCTTCTGCCTCGTGTCCAA